TCTAAGATGGTTGCTGGTGATTCTGCTGAGGCTTCTATTAGACTTGCTGCTGATAATTCATTGGCTACTTTAGTTTCTACTGAAATCTTGGCTGAAAATTCTAAGATGGTTGCTGGTGATTCTTCTGAGGCTTCTATTAGACTTGCAGCTGATAATTCTTTAGCTACTTTGATTTCTGCTGAAGAATCAGCTAGAGTATCTGGTGACGAATCAGTAAACGCTAAAATCTCTACTAACGAATCAAGAGACCTTTCTGTTGAAGCTCGTATCGCAGCTGAAGAAGTTGCAAGAGAGAACGCTGATGATTCATTAGCTACCCTAATTTCTACTGAAATCGATAATGAGCACTCACATCACGTTTCTGCAGAACTTTCATTGACTAACCTAGTTTCAACTGAGACTTCTACAAGACTTGCTGCTGATAGTTCATTGACTACATCTATTTCAACTGAGGCTTCTACAAGACTATCTGGTGATGTTTCATTAGAAACTAGATTTACTAATGAAATCTCTAGTGAGGCTTCTACAAGACTTTCTGTTGACACTTCTTTAGCATCACAAATCACTGAAGAGGCATCTATCAGACTTTCTGCTGATAATTCTCTTTACACTCAAGTTGCTTCTGTTGCTACAAACTTGTCAACTGAAGAATCTGTAAGAGTTGTTGCTGATGCTTCATTGGCTACTCTAATTTCAAATGAAGCTGCATCTTTAGATACTAAACTTTCTACTGGTGACCTTTCATTAGAAACTAAGTTCAGTTCTGATATGTCAGCTGAGACTTCTGCAAGAATCCTTAACGATGCGTCATTGAATAGTTCAATCTCTACTGAAGGTAGTTTGAGAGTTGTTGCTGATGTGTCATTCACTAATAGACTTTCTGCTGAAGAATCTAACAGAGTTTCTGGTGATGCTTCTTTAGACACTAAACTTTCTAATGAAACTAGCCGTGCTACTGCAGCTGAAGGTTCATTAGATGTTAAAGTTTCAAATGAAACTCTACGTGCAGAATCTGCTGAATCTTCATTAGCTGATAAAATCTCTGACGAACTTTCAAGAGCTCAAAGTGCAGAAGGTTCATTAGGTTCATCTATTTCTGTTGAAAAGGGTCGTATTGATGCTATCCTTGATGGTTCTAATGTTGATTTAGATCAATTCGTAGAAGTTGTTAATTTCATTAACAGCATCGACGTAGTAAACGATGATACACTATTGTCTATCGAACTTTCACAGAATGCTAGAGTTTCTGCTGAAGAAGCTAACAGATCATCTGCTGACCTTTCTTTAACAACTAGACTTTCTAACGAAGAATCAACTAGCACTTCTGCTTATGCTTCACTTACTACAAGAGTATCTGGTGAAGAGTCTAACAGAGATTCTGCTGATACTTCACTTGACGTTAAATTCTCTGGTGAGATTTCTGACGCTAAAGCTTCTGTTGATACTGTAGTTTCAGCTGAAGGTTCATTCAGATTGTCAGCTGACGAATCATTGACTTCAAGAGTTTCTGCTGAAGAATCTTCAAGAGTTTCTGGTGATGAATCATTAACAACTAGACTTTCTAACGAAGAAGTTACTACACTTTCTCGTGACAACTCTCTAGCTGCTTACCTTTCTGCTGAAATCTCTACAGAACACGCACATCACGAATCTGCAGAACTTTCATTGACTTCATTGATCAGCACTGAAATCTCAACTGAGGCTTCTTATAGAGAAGCTATTGATTATGCATTATCTACTCAACTTAGTACCGAAATTACTGATAGAGTCTATGGTGATACTTCATTGGCTGAATTGATTTCTACTGAAACCTCAACTGAGGCTTCTGCAAGACTTTCTGCTGATGCTTCATTGGCTGAATTGATTTATGCTGAAATCTCTGCAGAACACGCACATCACGAATCAGTAGAGAACTCAATTGGCGAAAGAATAAATGCATTCAATCCGGGTCAAATGGAAATGACTGTATCACCAGTTGATGGTGATGACACTACAGTGGAATTCAATGCTGATACTAAAGACCTCAATGGTGCCTTTGTATTAGTTCTTATGAACGGTCTTGTACAGTTCCTTGGTGTCGACTATACTTTCGATGCTTCAGGAAATGGAGGTTTAGGTTCAGTAATGTTCCAGATTGCACCAACAACTGGTTCGAAAATTAACTTCATGATTTTAAGATCACCATCACTTTAATCAGTATGGTTTAAATGATAAGGTGAGCTTTTTTAAGCTCACCTTTTTTTATTTTAGTAGTCCCAATGTCCAGCTAGATGACATCTAATATAACCAGGTACTGAAACTAAACCACCCAGTTTATATTTTTGTCTTAATTTTCGATTAAACAGGGTATCTTCTGATAATCCCTCTGATTCTCTTCTTATAACATCTTCCCATGAAACATCACAACTTCTCCTGTGTGATATAAGAGCTGGTGACATTAATATCTTACCCACCTTAACTCTTGATTGTATCCACTGACTCTCTAATCCCTGAATTTTTATCATAGTAGATGGGTCTAATTTCTGGAATGAATCATAGTAGCCATTTGGTTGATTGGCTAATATAAGTTCATTTTCATACCAGGTGTTATTGAATATCCATTCTATACCATTAGTGGATTCCCAATATCTTGATAAATTTTCTAAATAATCTGTGAGTATATAATCATCTGAATCCATATAAGTTATAATTTCACCAGATGAATTATTTATCCCTATTTGTCTTGGATATCCTCTGTAAAAAATTCCCTCTTCTAATTTTTGATACATCTTTTTTGAATCATCAACCAGGTGAAAAAATTTTATTCTTGGATTCCCTTTCCAGTTATTTTCCCATTCCACTCTTGTTAAGTCGCAGTTATCTGAAACCAAAACCAATTCAGTATTTTTATTCGTCTGATTTTCAAAACTTTGAATTGCACGATTCAATTTAAAAAGAGAATCTTTCCTAGAACCGGTATAGTCACCTAGGAAAGATTGCATTATAACACTTATTTTCAAAATTTAATTAATAGTTTTTATATAAATTTGTTTGCCAATCATATTCTAAATTATCTGGATTTCCACCTTTCAAGAGATTAGCAATTAGTTTATCATACATCTTTATTACATCTTCATTTTCTGCATGATATCTCTGTAATACTAAGTCATTTCTTTCATCATAAGCATCTAAATTCTTATCATGCTCAGTTAGTATATAGTCAAGTTGTTTAGCTCCCCCTATTGTATCACAAGCTTCATAGTAATAACCTAAGTCTTTACAAAGTGGAGCATTGTGTAGTACTGGATATCCAAGATAGGCAGCATCTAAATAAAGATAATTCAGTGGATTTAGGAGTTGATGACATATTAGGACATCTAAGTACTGAGTTAGGAAGTAAGCAGTTTGATATCTTGATTCAGCTGAAACTTTTCCATCCTTGTAAATATCTAATGTTGATATTACAGAGAGGTATTCTTTGTTTTTTGCTACACCCTCTTTTGCGTTTGAAATCATCAGACCTGCTATATTATCTTTTCCAATAGATCCTCTATATGATTGTTCTGCAATAAAGGCTGGTATCATAGAAAATTTAACCACATTTATGTTAGGCTCCATTATACCAATCATCTTTTGTTTTTTAGTTGCGTCGTATTTCCAGTTCTTTTTATAATTGCCAGATAAATAACTTTTTTCAACATGTTCTGCACTTTCTCTTAAATATCTATCATGCCAAAGAAAAGGAACTGCAAAAGAGTTTGCTCTATAGAGTGTATGGAAGTATCCATAATTTGTATCGTGTTGTTGTGGTACATACCAAACTTCATCAAATTCCTTTTCATATTCATAATAGTTTTTACTAACATCTTTGAATAGCATATTCTCTAACGAAATTATATAATTATTTCCACATTTATAGGCTACCACTTTTTTACTTGGCGATTGACTTTTAAATTTCTTCAATTTCTCATCATGTATTTGGGCACCCATCATAACTATGATGTCCATTTCCATATATCTGTTATCAAATAATTCAAATTTGAATCCATCTAGATAACTAGGTTTTTTGCTAAAATCTAATTCCGTGGTGTTCAAGATATAAACATCATAATCTTCTTTAGATCTTTTTAACATATCTGCGAAGAATAGGACGTTTTGCTTCATACCATTTGACCAAATAGATTCAGTATTTGATTTTAGTGCCAAGGTAATACCAATTTTAAGCTTGGTGGAAGGTTTTTTAATTTTCGTTTTCATGAGTGTTGTTGTATATACATTTTTATTATCTTTTCTTTCTCTTCTTCTGTTTCTGCGTTTACCCAAAGCCAAAGAAAAGTGCCCTCAATTTTTACTAAATTAGTTTTTCTCTTTTCTAAATCTCTCTTAAGTAAACCTAAGTCTTCTTCATCAAGTGAGAATTCGAGTAGAAGTTTATTAGAAATTTTTATTAAAGACATTAGGTCATTTTTCTCGTAGGCAAATTTTGCTTCTACATATAATTCATTCAAGGTCTTATCATTCGATTTATCTGGATGACATAGCTTACTTATCTCTTTATAGATTTTCTTTATCTTAGCCTTTTCACTTTCGCTGATTTCATTTACCTCTGATTCTTCACTTTCTATATTATCTGTTGGCGGTGGTGGGGTGGCTTCACTTTGATTTGTCTTTTGAAAGAATTCTGGAGAGATATCTCTTAGGTGTTTATTGAATTTGGGTCTATAATTACTAACAAATTCCTTAGAGTAATTCTCATCCATTTCAATTAATTCGATTTCCAGAATCAATTTTTTAAGTTCAAGACTTTTAAGTTTTTCCATATTCATTATATATTCAAATCGGAGTTTGATAGAATTACGAATATCGAAATTTTAAAAAAAAACGAAGCATAATTTTTTTAAATTATTTGAATAATTTGTGGTACGGTATCTGTTTCAAGTACCTTAGATTTATCCAAAATAAATTCAACATCTATAAAATTAAATTTGAAAGTGACAGTGAATTCTTTTGAATTAGTTTTTTGTTGAGAGTAATCAAATGTGTTATCGCTCAACGAAATTGCAATTATTTCAAAAAATTTAATTCGATAAATTGCATCTCTCCAAATATCAACTGCTGTTAATAGAAAGGGGTTTATATATAAATTTACTACATCAAGATAGTGTTTACTGAAAATATCATAGGCCAACCAATAATTTAAATCTGAGTCAACAGATCTGAATGTTACTGTAAATTCATGTGATGTAACTATATCCTGTACATTCTTCGAAGGTTTATAGGCCCTTACCTTACCTCTGATTAGATTTTGTTCAGGGGTATCAATTGAAATACCTGGAAAGCTTACTGATTTTATAGTAGAATTTAGATAGTCTAACACAGTGTCATATTGAACCCAATTTTTTTCCAAAATTGGCTTATAGGTATTTAATATCTGCTGTGGTATGAAATCTGATGGTAGATTAAATACAAACTGTGAGGATTGACTAGATAAACGGATAAACTTTGATTAATTTTTTTTTACTGATTTATTCAGTTCTATTTTATTATATATTTAATTTTATTGGACATCTAAAAATGATGTTTGTATTGATTCTAATTTTTCTTTATCAGCAGGTGTTTTTATATATTTAGATTTTAATTTATCTTCCAGTGTATTCAATTTATCCAAAAATTTATTAAATGAATATAGTCCATCTGATTTAAATGATAATTGATTTGGTAAACTTACCAAGACAAGCGTTTCTTTAAGTTGTAGATTTGTCCAAAGGTATCCATTAATAATCAAATTTGATTTTGAATCAATTGTATACGTTTTATTTCTAATCTTTGTACTCGACTCTACAGACGTTGAATTATCCCTCTGTGTAGAAGCCGTAAGTCCAGTCGTTGATGATGTCCTAGTTCTTGTGGCTATTGCTGTTTGTTGTTCAGATAATTCTGGGTCTGGAATAATTCTTGACTCTGTATTAATACTTTCTGACTGAGCCAGAGAAGCTTTATTTTTAAGATTGGTTATATTTTCAATTGTATCAAAAATTGTAAATATACCAGAATATATCACAACTGTTCCACTGTCTGTTGTGCTAGTAACATAAAAGACGTTGAATCCTGTTTGGTATATTTTTTTAATATCCGACATTTTAGAGGCAGGAATCTTGAATACTACTACCCCATTAGCTAAATCTACTTCATTTGAGCCAAAATATAAAGTCGTTTCAAAGCTAATTTTATCGTTTTTCATGACTAATTTTATTTCACCCATGCCTGTTAAGTCCATATATGAAGGGGCTGCTACAATTTGATTGGGTGCCCTTAGCGTTGATGCTGTTGTGGGTTGAGTTACATCTTGAGCGATTTTGAACTGCAAAACATTATCAAAGGGTTGTAGAATGATTTCCAATTTACCAAGTCCATAGAATGTGTTCTTTCCAACAATTACATTGTCGCTTTTAGCAACAACACTAAACATATTAGTTAGTACAGCATAATTAACTCTAACTACTTCAACTTTAATTTGGCTATTTTGTAAATTGTCTAGGGTAGTGGTTGGTTCAGTTGTTGGTTTGCCTTTATTAATTCTCTGTTTTGAATTACCAAAAATACCTGCGCCCTCAGCTGACTTTATGTTATAGATCTTTGGCTTAGCAGCATTAGCAATATTAATCTTTGTTAAGTTAAGGCTATATTTTGCCACCTCATCTTGTAATAATCCATAAGAGGATTTTCTGTATATAGATGAGTTATCTACAGCATCTATCATATTCATTTCGACATCAATAATTGCTGTTGTTGTCGAGAATTTTATTATAGGTCGATATTCAACTTTTTCATTAAAATTATCGGTGATTGTGATTGTAAAAGATTTACCTCTAATATTTTGTTCATAGAGTGTTACTGTGTAATTGACATAATACCTATTGCCATTTGAAATGGATGATTGTATAAAGTTATCAAATTGGTTGATATCACCATTAAAAGTACCAAATATTTCAAAATAATCCCCAAAACTGGACGCTTCAATTTTAACACCTATATTCTCGAAGTCCGGTGCTTGTGGCACACTTGTACTTGTCTTAGCTGTAAGATTATAAGTTGTTACTCCATTTACAGCTCTTTTTTGTGTTATAAAATGAAAGTCAATGAATACGGGTGATGTTTGACTTAAACCAAATCCATTAGTTAGATTAGCATTAATAGAATTTGTCTTGGTACCTGTACCCACTCTTTGTCTTGAAACTGTATAGGCAGATGGTACTAAAATCTGAATATTTTTACCCCAAAGTTTTTCTTGTAGGTAAAAAGGCGGTGAGGTATAATTCAATAAATATGCCTGGCTTATGTTAGATGTATCAAAAAAGAAACTTGATAGTGTATAGGGTACTTTATTGATAAAGTCAAACGTGTATATCTTTACATAAAATCCTAAATATTCCCCGAAAGTATAATTTATAGGTAGATGAACTTTAAGTGTGTCGTGTCTAACCGGAAAACCAGATGAGTAATCTTTTAGTTGTAAGAAACCATAAGTGTCTGTGTTCAATAATCCATAATTATTTGTGACTGGATCTAACTGAATTAGCTGATTCCCGGGTTCATTGTTTGTAATAGATGATGAAGCAGATAGGTATGAAAGTGAATTATCTCTTAGGTTTTGTAATATTTTATAAGATTCACTTATATTGTTACCATCGTCATAAATATATTCTAATAATATGTCTTTATTGGGCTTTACATATTTCGAAACTCTCATTCTGTAAAAAAAATTTATTTTATATATAAAAAATAAACCCTCTTCATTGAGAGGGTTTATTTAGTATTTAGTTTTGTAAGTTGGAATGAATCTGATTTACAATTTCATCATCTGATAATTCAGGATAACGATCTTTGATAGTCTTATATAAATTTTCCTCATCCTTTTTGAGTTTCTCCATTTCTTTGTTAATATTGGATACCTTTCTCTGTAGTTTTTTTTCTTCAGACTCAATTTCTTCTATACTTTTAATTAGTTCTTCAGAAACAACTCTAATGTCATCTTTGTTTTTAATGTTTTTTACTTTATTCTTGTTATACTCCTCCAATTCTACGATTTTTTTTTTCAAAAAATTCATAATATTTCTGATATCATCCTGATATTTTGATAGTTCAACATTAAGTTTCAAAAAATTTCTTCTGATGAGTTGAGCGCTTTGAATTATTTGAATGTCAATCATTTGTATTTAGTGTTTTTTTTGTTCTTGTTCTTCTTGGACTTTTTGCTGGTTTTGCAGTGTCTTTGATTTTTTCGGAAAATTTCTCATCATAAACTATTTTTTTGATTTCACTCACTATTTTATCCCTAATAATGCTGGGATTTTGAAGTATACCATTCGTGAATTCATCAGCTAAAAATTCTATGATAGAGGTATTATAGGAGTCTTCCATCATTTCTATAAAATCTGCTCTTGGTATTTTATCCTCAATATCAAAGTTTACTTTGAAGTCAGTGTTCCTTTTGACATTCTTAAACATAGAAATAATTGGATCGAATTCTTGATTTAGATTCGGATTAACCCCTTGTTTAATATCATCCGTTTCATAATTTTTTCTAGCTTCTACTCTTATAATATTTTCTTCGTCAACTTCTACACTTGGTTCTTTTAGAAGTGATTCAAACTTTTCTATTTGCTTTTGAGCTTCAATCTGAGAATTATTTAATTGTGCCTTTTGATTTTTTATACCATACTTTCTCATCAATTCTTCTTTCTCTACTTCTGGATCAGATGGTAGAATCGCTAAGTCCTCGAATTCGGGTCTAAAAGTTGGATCCTGAATAGACTCATTTACAAGTTTTTTTTCTTCAGCTGTCATCTTTGATAGGACATCATCTGGTATTTGTCTTATTTTTTGTGCAAATGTTTGGAGCAATGATTGATTTCTGAAGAAGTCCGATGGATCGATGTATTCTTCATAGTAGGATTTATTCATCAATTTAGTTGCGCTTAATTTTGAATTATCATCCAAAATTATGATATCTTCAAACATATCTTTTACTTCAACTACTCTGCCATTTAATAGGTTCGTAAATTTTTTTCCAATCATTATTTTTTTTTATTTTATATTATATATCATTTCTGATGTTTAAAAAAACTCACCTTATTGAGGTGAGTTTTTTTAGAAATTAAATTAGGCAAAATCTGCAAAGAAATCGTCCTCATCGACATCACTGGTAACAACTCCAGCTGCAGTTGACACCTCATCAAAACTGAAATCCTCTGATGTTGCCCCCTTAGTCTGCTGAGAAGCCGTGTTGAAAGAAGTAGAAGCTTTTCCAGTCAAGTAAGCTGTAATCTCATTGATTTTAGCTTGTTGTTCCTCAGTCAATCTCTTAGGTGCAAATTCTTCAAGTTCGTGTTCGCGCTTCATTAAGAATTCGGCTACCATAGTGTGTGCTTTAGAGTCAATTTTACCATTCGATACTGGGGCATTTTTAAATACACCTTTATCTTCGAAGTAAACCGGAACAGAAGAAATTTCAGGTCTAAACATAGAGTTTTTGTAATCTGGATATGTCTCATCACCAGTTGATATTTCTTTCACGAGAACTACAAAATCTTTACCTACTGCTAAGTCAAAAACGTTACAAGATACACCAGAAATCTCACCATTCTTTTCTGCTTGAATTTTGTCTTTAATTGTTTTTCCATATTGGAAAATCATAATTTTACCCACTAATTCCGGTTGTTGCTCATCTTCTACAATCAAAACATACGAGTAATACTTTTTAGAGTATTTCAAACATTTTGCTTTTTCATGAAGAACTGCATTCTTAGAATTTGTCATGTTGTAATACAAATCAGTGAGTGGGCATTTCTCATTGAAATTTTTTGCTGAATCAAACCATCCTGAAAGTTCTTTCACATTTTTGATGTCAACATAGTGGGTAATTTTTTCGATTGCTGCTTGTCCAACTAATTTATCTTTAGTAAAGTTTGGAAGAAAACGTATCACTGAACGATAACCTTTCTTCTTATCTTTTGCTTTAGATAAATCAATTCGGTAAATGCCGTCTGAATTTACTTGTTTTCTTTCGTTAAGAAAGTCCATTTTGCTGTCTAATTCGCCGCTGAATAAATCATTAAAATCTGTCATAATTGCTTTAAATTTTTTTTTTGTTAATTTTCAAATAGTTAATTTGATATAAATTATATCGAATTTTATTATAAAGTTTAGATTTTTTTCCTTATATTTACTACTAAATTTTATTCATTTTACCGTCTTTAGAATAAACAATTTCTTGATTAAATGTACTGGTTTTGATTCCATAAATAAATAGTAATTTTTTAAATACTTCATTTACTCATGTCTGTTGGATTCAATTCTTCTAAGTATGGCATAAATGCCTCCAAATTACAATCATTCTTAACATTGTTCGATTTTATCGCATCTAATATCTTTTGAATATTCTTAGAGTCAATTTCTAATATAGAATCGCCATCTGATCCCAAGCTTGCTGTTTTACGGCAACCATATGCGCCTCGAAATTCAAAATGAAGGAATAATCTTTTAGATGACATATTTGTCAAATTTACTAGTGTAATAGTAATTGATGATATCCCATTTGGTGTATTTATACTTCCGTTCGGAGCGATTAATTGAGCTGAAATAATATCACCTGAAACTTTCCTATAAAATGCTTCAAATTCTATTTTAAAGTCCTCAACCTTATTTAATTGAATGGTAATCTCAATATCCTGAATTTCTCTAAGGTCCGATATCTTAATAGTCTTTGATTCAATTTCATATCGAGTTTTCAATCTTTCTGATAATTCATTATATCTTATCATAATTTTTGATATATCTTTTGGAATACCAGAGTAATAAAGTTTGATTAAAGATCCACTTGGAGTATACTTAAATCCTTCAACTTCTGTAAAATGTAAAAAGTAGTCAGTTATTTCATGTGGTAGAATTGATTCATTAAATTTCATTATACGTTTCATCTTTTTCTTTTTTTTTTCTATTTGATTTTTCATAATCCTGATAAGATTGTATGCCAGTTTCTATTGGATTTTGGATATACATGATATTTGCTCCCTGTTTATTCATATCCGAAATTTTATCACCAATGTCACCACCAATTTCCTTATTCATTACAGATTTAATCTTTTTAAGTTGATTTACGGTAGATTGTTGAGGTAAAGATTCTTTTATTAAAAATTCACTGAATTTTAAAACCTTATCATTCATTCTTTAATTTTGATGTTTTATAACCCACTGTGCGAGTTTTTTGTGTCCTGTTCCACCCATATGAATTCCATCACCTGTATCAGAATATTTGATAGTAGTATCTATTGGAATTATTTTACAGTTTTTGAGTTCTTTAGACATCATCTTTTGTAATTCGATGTATCGAGCTACTGATCTTTTAGTAGTTGCTTCATCATAAACTGTTTTAATTGTTACTCTTGCTGGATCGAATCCTAACACCACAATCGGTTCAATGCCTCTTCTATTACAAGTATCAATCATCATTTGAGTATACTTTAATGATTGTTTTAAATCTACATAACAGAAGGCATCATTACATCCACCATAAATATAGACTCTACTATAAGCTGAATCTGTTTTTAATTGTTGATCTAAACGGTGCTTCATCCATTCTAATCTTTTTCCACCAACAGAAACATTAGTATAGTTACTACCCCCATGTGTAGCAACTTGATGTTGCCAACCATAGGCATAACAAGTTAGACTATCACCTACAAAAAGAACTCTGAGTGGTGGTGTTTCAAATCCGAAAACTGTTGTAAAAATTACAGTTAATAAAATTGTTGATAAAAATTTTTTCATAATTTATTATTGATTTAATTTTTTATCCTCCGGTAAATCAAATCCAGATAGGGGATAGGATTCAATAATTTCTATAGGTTTCATCATTTTGTAGGTAACGTGTTCGGTTTTCCATTCGGTAATCACGTGGTAAAAATTTTTGATACCAGATTTTATTATTTTTGTAAAAAGAAACGGTGATTCTTTTGTGTGTTCGATAATTGTCATAATTGAATTCACTTTCTTTACATTATTTATTATTTTTTCCATTTATAAAGTTTGTTTATTTTGAATAGTCAATTAATGTTTTAGACATCTCAATCAATTTAGGTTGAGGTGAAACATCAGTCTTATCTGATCTGTATGAATTGTGGGTAAAAATACCCTTTTGACCAGAAAGAGCCTTTTTACTAATAGAGAAAAATTCATCATAACTATAATCTAAAGGTATTTCAAATCTCATAGCATTTAGTAGAGTCCAATATTTCAGAGCTTTTATTTCCTCATCTGTATAAACTTCATAGTATTTAATTCCTTTATAGTTTAATTCTATAACTTTTTCTTTAGGTAGTTCAACATTTGCCCAAGTATAGAACTTACCTCCTTTTTCTGTTAGTGATCCCCAATTACATATTTCAACAGCTACTGCTGATTCATCTAATGCTTGGTTGTTGATTACTCTACCATTTCTATATTGCAATGAGATACCATTGTTCTGAAAAGAGTCAATTTTACAACCAATAGAGGCAGCCCAAAACTTTTCATCAAATCCCTTCCATATTTTACCATCATCGGATATTCCGATTGATGTTGCAACATGTGTTACTTTATCATTTTTCCACCAATCAAACATACCTCTGGCGTTGTCCCAACCAGCACTATGATGCCAAATAATTTGTTTTTTTGTAAATTCTGCTTTAAAATAGAATCCTTCAAAATCAACATTCTCAACTTTTAGTATTAGATTATAAAGTTTGGTATAAGACATCATTCCGAAAAGTCCATCTGCGGTAAGTCCGTTTTTAGATTGGAAATCCTTTATGTTGCTATATCCTAATTCGGAAAGTAAGTTTCTCAAAATTTTGATACCTAAATTTGTAGATTGTTCTGTGAGTAACATATATTTTGACTTAATTTTTTTTTATAATCTATGTATTAAAAATAGATATTCGACTTTGTAACTTTTTTTAATATTGTTCGTTTTAATATATAATAAAAATAAAAATGCGAATATGTATTCAAAACCTGAAGTAAGAATAATACAAGACCAACAAATCAATACATCACCAGCAGAAGTTACATCTTCTGAAGCTGCTGCTCTTTTAGCTAAATATGGATATTCTTCAAATACATATAACAATCAACCCCAAGCACCTATTCAAGATAATGGATTGACTGTACAAGATTTATATGCTCAACATGATAGGGAAATTGAGTTGCAAAGACAAAAGGAAATACAGAGAAGAAATGGTCCGAAGGCTTATACTTTTGATACTACCAACATTCATTATTCTAACACAGATTATAGAACTTTAGACACTGATGGAAATTTTGGCATTCAAGTTCAAGTAGTTTCAGATATGCCAATTTATAATAATAATAATCATAACCAATATAGACGATAAATGAAAAAAATAACACTAATTTTAATACTATTTTGCACTAAGTTATTTTCTCAAAGTCCGGAAGTAGACACTGTTATCACTACAAAAATTTACAAATCATATTTTGATTTTGAGAAAAAACAATGTTTACAGGTAAATTATATACTTTGGAAGGGCGGTGGTGAATGTGATAGAAGTCGATTCAGATTCACAAATGATACTCATATTCAAACATCCAATCCAAAAGATTATTACAAGAGTGGTTTTGATATGGGTCATTTAGTACCAGCTGAAGATTTTGCTTGGGATTGTGAGTTAGAAGAATTGACTTTTAGGATGTATAATTGCTTACCACAATCACCAAACTTAAATAGGGGAATTTGGAAAAAATGGGAAAATAGAATTAGGCAGGAATCTCAAACAGATTCACTATTGATAATATGTGGTGCTACTTTTTCAGATAAAATGATTGGTGACAGCGTATCTATACCAAAGTACTTTTACAAAATTGTGAGTTCTTTAAGAACGGGAAAATTGAAGTGGGTCCTTTGGTTTGAAAATGTAAAAGAGGGCGCAGAATCTCTTTCAGAAATCATTACATTTGAAGAGTTGGAAAAAAGATTAGGCTACAAAGTAAAATTACAATACTAACCTGTGTAGACTCCTATAATCGATCCATTACTAAGTCTGAAATTTACTCTGTTAGATTTGTTATTATATTCAACCATTTTCGGTCTACCATCTTCTTCAACTATTCTCCATACGTAACCTATTGATTCTGTTTTTTCTATGGCTTCTTTTAAAGTTAGTCCTAACCATTCTCTTTCTGTAATTGGCCTAATTTCGTTCATTTGTATTAATTATTTTTATTTTAAAAATCTTTCTATTTCTCTTTTTGCGTCTTTCAACTTTAAGTCGTTTCTTTTATCATATAATTTCTTACCCTTAGCAACAGCAATTTTAACTTTAAATCTACCATTATTCAAAAATATTTCAACTGGTATCACAGTAATACCATTTTCACGAGTTAGTTTTGAAATTTCTTTGATTTCTTTTTTATGTAGTAATAATTTTCTATCTCTCTTTTCCTGATGATTATTATAGGTTGATTCGTAATATTTAGATATGGATATATTTTTTATAAAAATCTCACCATCCCAGACATAGCAAAAACCATCACCTATATTACAATTACCATTTCTAAGTGATTTTACTTCAGATCCAGTTAATTGAATTCCAGCAGTGAATGTCTCTATAAAATGATACTCAAAACTAGCCTTGCGATTGAAAATTTTAGACATTATTATTTAGATTTAGAAGTTAAAAGTCATCTTCAGTGCTAAAAGACGAACTGTTGTGTTTGTTTATTAAATTTATCAGGGTTTGTTTACTTTGTGCTCCGGATATTCTATCAATTTCTATTCCGTCTTTAAAGAATACTATAGTTGGTATACCTCTAATTCCGAGTTGTGAAACTATTTCTGTGTTTGAATCTGCATCTAATTTACCTATAATAATTGAATCACCAAATTGTAGAGAAACTTCATCAACAATAGGTGAAAGTGCTTTGCACGGCCCACACCAAACGGCTGTAGTATAAACAAGAGATAGTGGACTATTAATTAATTCATTATAATTATCTGAATTAATTTCTTTCATAAATTCTGTCATATTTTTTTCTTTTTTATATTAAATTTAGATAAAATTGTTTTCTCTAAAAAATATATAAAATATGAGATTCAATTTTTTATTTTTATTATTATTTTTTTATACATTTTGTTTTTCACAAAATGATTCATCGAAATTGAAATTAAATTTATCTATTGGTGGAAATTACACCGGTGGTAATTTTAATCACTATACTTTGTTCATTAAATCCTCGATTTCAAAAAATTGGGCTAGAAATGAAGTCTCTTTTTCGCCGAATTTCCAATACTCTCAAATATCAAATGATAGGGATAGATTTAAACTAAGAGAAAGAGAAGTTTACTATGCTCTTTCTTATACAAAAAGGTGGAATAATTTCAGACTTTTAATTTATAATGAGTCTGAAAACTCTTTTTTAAGAAAGGTAGATTTTCGTGGGTCTATGGGTGTGGGTGTTGGGATGAAGATATTTAAAAGTCAAAATTTAGAATTAGATGTTTCTGAGATGGTACTTCCAGAATTTCTACTTTCAAATTTCGGCAATAAATTTGATAACTTTGCACTACGACTATCAACAAGATTAAAATTTCTATTTTCAAAAAATAATTTTAGATTATCATCAGTCTCACTATTACAGCCATCATTATATACTATCAAAAATGGAACTGATATAATTAGTTACAAAGACAATTTTAATTTACGTAGTTTAAATAGCTTGGAATATTCCCCTTTGAAATGGTTTTCTATTGGGATTAATAATGAAATTATTTTTCAAACTTACTCAAATTCGATAAATCCGGATGTCAGTCCGATAGATTTTAATTTTTCTGTATTCTTTAGGTTCAAAAATTAAAAGAGAGAAGTTCTAAGAACTTCTCTCCAAATTATTTTTACAGATACATTTCATCTAAGACATCAAATTCTTTTCTTGTTTCATTTATAAGTATGGCTCTACCGTTTCTTATTTGACTTTTAATAGTTGATAAAGATTTAGGTGTTCTTGCACTCACAATATATTTACCTGGATTTATCGATATTTCAGTAAAAAAAGGTGTTTTCTTAGTGTCTCCTTCGATTAGGTTAAATTCTTCAATATTATTACCGAAACTATCCATTATTTTATAGACTTTTGATAACTCCATTGGAAGTGGACATTTATCCTGTAGTTGAACATTAATTTCAAACTTAACATCCCTACCTTGGTTACAAGCTATGTTTTTGTAGGTCATTTTCTTCAACTCACGCATTTCAATGACTGTTTTATATGGATCTTTAAGAGCTGAAATGCGACACTTCATAATTTCTGATTTTTTATCATTTAATTCTTGTAGATGTAGATAACTCTCCTCCTCTTGAATGAAGTCTTTAAGAGTTGTGCCTTCTTCGTCAAGTTCAACATCAAGTGACATAGTTTTTCTTGTAGGTTTGATGTCTTGTAATGCAAGATTTTTTGCAATTGTAAATAGCCAAGTAGAGAATTGAGATTTTTCTTTTTCGTACTTTTCTATTTTCTCGAAAGCTGCTAAAAAAGAATCAGTGGAGATATCTTCTGCTTTTTGTTGATCATTACAAATTTTTGAGGTAAAATAAACAAGTTTTGGGTAATACTTTTGGTAGAGTGTATTGAAATCTTTACCAGTTTGTTCTTTAAAGATTACTTCTTGATCTGAAAATGAGTTAATTGATTTTAATTGTTCTGACATAAATTTCCGTTATTTTTATTTAATTTAATCCAATTGCCTTAAATGTAATAATATTACTACCTATATTATATAAATTATATATTAATTTGTTTATTATTTTGATAAAATAATTCTCTTTTTTAATATTAGAATACAAATATATCACTTTATAATTAGAACAACAAGTAAATTTCAAAAAATTCTTGAAATATATATTCACACACTCTAATAAATGTGGTGGAAAATAGATACAATTAATATATAACAAAAAATTCAATTTTAAAATGGCTATACAAAGCTCTTATGCGTCAGTCGCCGAACAGGTAGTAATATTTAATAATAATGTTGTAGATCTACTATCAAAAATAAATACATTAGTAACTACTAGTGAATCTTCAGTATCTGTTAATATTACTGATACCACTGGTGTGATTAGACAATTTAATTTACCTTCTTTTGGATTTCTAAAATCAGAAATTGACAGACTTAATAATAATGTTAATTCTATTTATAGTATAAATGATGCTGGTGCCTTAATCCAACCTTCAAATGGCACTAAATTCAGAAAAATAATTACAGTGGATTTAAATAGAGAACCAAATGACTTAGGAACTTTGGCAAATTTCACAAATTTCAAAACAAAGAAAAACTGGTTTTTTGATAGTCTACTAAATCCACAACTTTTTATTGAACTTGACTTAACAAACCAAGTTGAGAATAATGTCAGAAAGGTTTTATGTAGAAGATACATCCCTGAATTTGCTAAAGATGTGTCAGGTAGTTTTACACCACTTGGTCAATCAGCTGTTAATAGTTTTAATAATTTATTCAGAGGTAAGAATGATTTTACATTAGATGATTTCTTACAATGGCACCGTAGTACACCTGGGGTACTATCACCTAATAATCCAAATTATGACGAGCAAATGTTTGATTTTGAACCAAATCGTCTCGAATTTGATGGTACATTCACGGTAATTAGAATTGAAGAAGATACTATCAATAGAAAGTTATTCTATCATATAAATTCTTTGAATTATGTAAGAAATTTGGTCACTGGTGGCGAAACCATTCAGCAGAATACTCAGTTAAAAGTTGGTGATGAGTTGATTATAAACGTACCTATCACTTCTACAAGATATAAAATAATTGAGATTTCTACAACTGCCTCAAACCCGAGAATTAGAGTTGAAAGGATAGAAGGAAATGAACCAATCCCGGTTGGTGTACAAACTCTAAAAATATATTCTCCAGTAATTTACGATAAAAAAGTTCTTGTAAGCGTTGGATACAATGAAAGAAATACATTATTTGTAAAGGCTCTCAATATGGACAATTACATATTGTCTAAAAATTGGAGCAGTGGTGTTGGATTCTGGACAAATGACTTGAGAGATATTGATAGTGGATTATCCATGGAACAATTTTACACTGATAGTGTTTTAGATTATGGACAAGTTTTGACAGATTTAGTCTCGAAAAAAACTCCCGATGTTTTAGCAGCGACTCCAAATATTGTGAACTTGCTAGCGGATAATTTCAAAGTTGTACAAATTAATAGGCACTTAACAGATACACCCGACTCTAATAATTTAAAAATAAAACATAATCAACAAAAGAATCTTAAATCTGAAATACAGCAATTATCGGATGCAATACAACAGAAAAATAAACAACTAAAAATACAGAGGTTTACTTCTGATGCAGAAAGAAAACAATTTTCAAATGAACTAAATTCATTGAATAATCAAAAAGAATCAAAGAACAAATTGCTGAGTTCTGTGACTAGTGAAATTTTGAGTCTCTCTAATACAATTGATACTAGAGTAGAACCAATTTTCAGAATTAGAGGTTTTTGGTCGTTACCACAGCCGGTAATAACCAAGGGAACAAAACCACAAGAAGTTGTTCAATTCCGAGTGCAATATAAATACCTAAGCAAAGATGGTAGAGAATCACCAATTGAAACTACTGTGTTAGCCGATTCTGTGACTAGTAATACAACTGGTTCACTTTCAAATTGGATTGAATATAAGACGGATGTCAGAAAAAGGGTTCTTGACAATAGCACTGGTGTTTATAATTGGCAATCCGAAGATTTGTCAAATCCAGATACTCCAAATATAAACCAATTAGATATTCCAATCAGAAGTGGTGAGCAGGTGTTGGTAAGAATTAAATCGATTTCCGAAGTTGGGTGGCCGGAGTCTCCACTAGAATCAGACTGGTCAAATGAGTTAGTAATTGATTTCCCAGATAGTTTATCAACAATATTCAATGAAAGTAGTTCTATAATAACTGAGGCAACAAAAGAAGATATGAGAATTGCTGTTGAGAACGATTTGGCTGCTAAGGGTTTAGACGATCATTTATCGGAGCAAATAACTGTAAATAATGTAACTTATTATCACACTGCTAATAAAATTCTTTCAGGTTTTAGAGATGAAAACGGCACTGCAATAGACCTCTATCAATATATTTTAGCTTTAGAAACAAGAATCAAATCATTAGAAGAGCAAGTTAGGAAGGTTAAAGGTGAGCTCGAAATTATTGTTTATAGAAATAATGAATTATTCACAGTCACAAATGGATCTGAATTGACATTTACAGTTGAGTGTGAAGATTATTTGGATCAATATAGCGCAACTGGTGTACCTACTGGTAGAGTATATCAAAATAATATTTATGTCATAAAGGATTTCTTAGTAAAGTTTAGAAATAAATCGGTAGATTCACCCCTGGGATTACTATCTAATAGAAACTATTCAAATAGTAACAGTGACTTCTTTAATTCAACTGCACCACAGGTATTCTGGGTTAATCAACTTAATGAGTTGATTGTAGATAATTCTACTGGAGCAACAAAAACTCAGAAAAACAATCAATTTATCTGGTCCACGAATTTTGATTCAGTAACAGTAAAATCAGCTACAAAACTTTCGGAAAATATTGGTAATCGATTTTCGAACAATGTGAATAGTAATATTTCACAACTAAACACAACAAATTCAATTACAGATGTTTTGAGTTCAGACGAATACAATATTGGATATTCGGAAAAGACTATATTATCGTTTATAGGTAATAATAATTCATTACTGGATACGTCAAAGTGGTTAGATAATAAAGTTTCAATTGCGTCAACAACAAAGCTGTTATCAACAATACATCCACAGATTCAAAATTTAGATAAGATAGTCGAAACTAATGTATCAAAGGTAAGGGCAATCAAAGGTGGTGAGGCAAATGATGTCGATGTTCCAATAAACATTTATTTTAAGATGAATGCTTTAGATCCAACACAAGACGGATTGAATTATAAATACATTAATTTAAATTCCGCTAAAGATACAGTAAAACACATAAAGAAGGTTAAATTTTTCTTAGAGAATGAGGAAGAAAATAGGCCTTTTGTTTTTACTTTGAAGTTTATTTTGAATAGAAGTAGAGTAGTGACTAGAAAAACATCAAATACATCTGCTACACAATTATTAAATAAATAATGAAGAGTCACGCAATATTAAGAACTAATGTCGGGTTAACAACTAACGCAAAGGTAATGGTGAGTAGTAATTACTCACTGTTCATAGATTCGATAATATCAACTTCAGCTCTATCATCTACGAAATATAAAAGAAGAGAATTTAATAAGTCAAATTATTTAGATGAAATTATACCAATCTTTTTCAAAGATACACCAGCGGATGTTGCATTTTTTATAAAAGATGACTTTGACAATAAAAATATGTCAAAAGATTTTGCCAAGCAATATGATGATATTTACCAATATAGTGCAAGAAATATAACTGAAAATAAAGATTATAGAGAGGAATTCGAATATTTTGCCCCATTACATATTTCAAAAGGTAATTTACCTTCAAATTTTGTTATATTTAGAATTGATGGTCCCGGATTAAACATTATGAATAAAGATAATTTCAATGATGAAATTGTCAACAAACTTAAATGTGTAAAAATTTTTGATATGACAAGGTCAACACCTTTGGGTGAATGGTTAGATTTAAACATAACTTCAAATAGGAATTTCCCATCTACTGGTCTTTATATCGATTTTAGAAAATTAGAATTCTCAACTTGGAATGGAATCGATTATGAAACTGGTGGTTATAGTGAAAAATCATTCATGTTAGATGATGTTCTTAGTAAAGAACAAACATATCTAGATTTTGAAAAATTCATATTAGAAGGTTATAAGAATAATAAAGTAGTTTATCCAAGTATTATAAATTTTAGTTTTCTATTTGATGATACACCGGCTACTCAGACTTCACTAAGAACTTGGTCATTGAATCGATATCTTGGATTTTATTTAGATAGTCTAGAATTCGTAAAATATGTTAGTCCATATATTCTATTGTCACTAAAATCAGATGTTGTTATAGACTCTAATAATATAATTTATAGTCTATCAGAGGGCAACCCATTTTTAGAATCATTCAGAAACGAGGAAAATTTTTATATAGAAATAGGTGGTGTATTCTATAAAATTGAAAGATTTTTAGAACAATTACCTTCAGTGGTTGATAAGGTGCAGATAAGTAATGTATTTTTTGAGGATTTACCCAATCAATCATTTATCACAAGGTATAAAATAATAAGTGATGTCAATTTAGAGGGAAGACAATCAGAAATAAATAAAAATCTTGTTTATCTAGATTCTTCAACAGGTAATAAATTGTTATACAGCGATAAATCGACATTCGAAATCGAAGGTTTTGATGATGCTGACGTTTGGTTGATAGAAATAAATAATAAATTTCATAACATAGTTAAAAGGGATGGTGATTTTTATATAAACACCGACTCTGGATTTTATCAGACTTTAGATAAATTTGAGTATTATATTAACGACCCTGATCCAAAATTTAGAGTAAGTATTTCATTAAAGGTTGGTGAAAATATTGCCCCTAAACAATTTGGAATTTACAGATGTAAGTTTACTGATATCAAGGATTTTGATACTGATATTGTAGATACCGAATATTCTAAATTTGAATATATGTATGTAGGAAAACCTACCATTACAGACGAAACTAAGATGTATGCTGTTAATGTTGATTCTAGATCGTTACCAAAAGATTTAGATGATTTCAAGATTAATGGAACCGTAGTAAATATACCTGCTTCATCTGAGTATATAGCAAATTCTGAAATATTTAGAATAGAGGATAATGACTTATCTATACTATGGAAGAAAAATTCACAAAGAATCAAATGGGGATTTAAAAATTCAATCTCCTCAAATGATTATGCATACTTATTAAATAACTCTTTTTCATCAGAAGATTATAATAGAACTGTGAACCCCTATAACCCTGCACCCGGGAGACTTGATAGAAATTTAGACTATTTTTATACAGTTAATGCTGATTCTTCTGAATATTCTCATCAAAGCCTACATATTGTTGATGATGGTTTCGTGAATTTTGGGGGCGCGGATAACATCAATAATTTATTAAGACTAACAGGAATCTTAGATATAAGTTATTTTAGTTTATATGATAAGATTGAAATCACTTTGGATAATAATACTATTCCTGCATACAACACAACTACGATAATTGAAAGTATTGATTTTCTGGTAAACTCTGGTTGGAGAATAACAACATCTCTGAATTTCATGGGTGGTACCGTTTCCGGTAAGATAAAAAACCAAACAAGAACCCCATTCTCATTAAATAAATATTTGAATATTGGACACGAATCTGATTATTTTACTGAATTTTTTAGTAAAAAAACTAATTTTGATTCTGGAAATTTGGTGAAAAATACGAAAAAGTGGTCATTATTCAACACAGGTGATGGAAGTATTCCAAATATAACCTTATTCAGAGGGTTGAAATTCAAAGTACAAAATGTTAGTGGATTGAAAGTAAAAGAAGATTTTATTGAGGCTATAAACACAAGTTCTAATAATGAATTTGAAAATTACAAATTTTCTATACTTTTAAGTAAGAATAATTACACCGTATCATCCGATGTACAATCCATAAATATCGCAACAGTAAGTTATTCAAATAATACTATGAAATGGATAATTATTGATGAATGGAAACATGATAAGATATACTCCGGAGGTGATATTGTAAAATGGAATGAGTCAATTTACATATCATTGACTCAATCTCAAATAGTAGATCCGAATATTTTCCCAGCTAATTCAAATCAATGGGGTATTTATACTAATAAAAACATATTTTGGAATCCAGTTGTAGATGGTTCTTCTCCAACTATTTCGAAAAATAATATGTTGGGGTTAGGTCAATTTTTGTTTGATTCATCTACAATTTTACCACCACTTGTATTTAATCATGGGGAATACTATTATTCTTCTGGTGGTTCTGGAATAAATTTCTGGAATCCTAACCTAACTTATAGTATTGGGAACAGTGTTTTATATCAAGATAAGATTTGGACATCAACCACAAGTAGCAATACATTCAGACCCAAATCAAATTCAACATATATAGAAAGTGATGGTACCTATCAAGACTATTGGATTTTAGATAGCAACTCAAATTCAATATGGACTTCTGTTGAATTATGGAGTCCACTTATAGATTATAATCAGACAAATTCAAATTGGAACAATTCTTTTACACCAGGTCATTATGTTATCTTCGAAGATGTGGTTTATGCCACAATTACAAGTCCAACTATAGGGGTTAATCCGAAACTTGATATAAGTTGGAAAAGAGTTTATAGTTTTGTGCAAGATACTAATTTTTTCTACTTCAACAATTTCAACAATGGTAACAATCCAATTATAAAAATGAATAATCGATATTACCTATGTATTGATAATGGTGAAAGAAATATTCCAAACACATATTCAACACTAGAAAATGGTATCAACATTTATATAAACAAAAAGTGGAAAAATATTCTAATAAATATTTATGTCAATGACAACACTTACACAATTTCTGAAGATTTAGGTTTATCTACAATAATTTTCAAGAGAGACAATCTTTCTAACACAAAAAGAGACGATATTTATCTGGATTTATATTCTAAATTAACGGCTAATAATTTTATGAATGCCTTAAATGATTTAGATAATCCATATGAATTTTCAGATAAAGTAAGATATATAGTTATTGAGGAAGATTTATCACTTAAGATTTGGAACTTTAATGATTTGAATTCGGTCTCGAGCTTACCCTATATTATTAGCTGTGAGGGTCCAGATGAATTCTTAGTTAAGTTAGACTCTTTTAAAGTTGAACCATCAACAATCTCTCTTAGTGAAATAAAACCAAGAAGAAGATTATTAAACGGTGATATTAATTCGATGGAACAAATAAATTATTATTCGGATTTAAGTTTATCTACAATTATTAAAGATAATAAATCTGATAGTGTCAAAGTTATAAATTATTCATCTCTGAAAAATAATTTATATAACAATTTATTCAGACACAGTGGGTATTATTCCCCAATATTTCACGATATAGAAATTTTTGAGTCTTCTAATAACTATAAATTTGATACAACTCTAACTAATTTTGGTAAAATTAAAGAAAGAGTCATTTCGAAAATAAATAGACAGAACAACATTTTGAAACTTAGAAATAATTCAAATTTAGTTTCTATCTATCCGATGTTAGATGAATTTGGTTACCACACAATTTCATTTTATATTTTTAAATCCACTTGGGATTTAGAATATCATATTGAATGTCAGGAAATACCACAAACAGAAGTCGTCACTGGAAATCAATCTATACAGTTTATTCCACAGAATAATAGTACAATCAATTCAAACTTAAATTTATTATAATGAGAAGAAGTTATATTAGTCCAGAATTCAATTATATACCAGTCAATGGGAGTTTCAATATGTTAGAACAAAGTTCATTTTTTGGTTCTAAAATGTTAGAGATATCAGATTCTATAGATATAAAAAACGAAAGTATTATTTATTACCAACAAAATACAAATGAGCAACTAGATTTATTGGTAGAGTCCAATTTGACTCAAATAGTTTATGATACAGTACAAGATAAAAATAGGAATCATACTATTACAATTGATAACTCACAAAAAAATAACAATCCAAGATGGATAATAGACATTAAAATCAGAGAGATTTTAAGAAACTATATTTTTGCAAATTTGAAAAAATTTAGAACTTTTGAAGGTGTGAGAAACAATATGGTGGTTGATAAGAATGTTGATGAATCAATCAAAAAATATATAGATCTGAACGTTTTGGGTAGATATAAGTTCAAGAGTGTAGAATTGTATTATAAACCAATAGACTTATTAACATCTGGTAGTTTAAAATTAGAAAATAAATTTGATGTGAATATAGAGATTTTTCCAAATTCATTATTTACTAAAATACAAACTGAAACTGACCCAGAATATAGAGATGTAAAGGTCTCATTTTATCAAGACAAGGATTTTTCCAAATTCTCTTTCAACTACTATTTCAATCTATATTTCGAGAAATTATGAGTAATAACGATAAAATTTATAAGAACCTGATTACTATTTTGAAATTATTTCAAAATAGACCTTATCATTTAGCGAAGTATTTAATTGAAAATGAATCACTTAGCCAAGAATTTATGGAAAAAGTCAAAAATAGCGAAAAATTAAATAAAATAAATGAAGGTGAAACCGATAGTTTTATTAAGGCAATTCATTTTATTGATATTTCACACATGAAAGATTTTTTTGATTCATTGACCGATGACGGGGATAGTATAGATGATCAAAGAGATATAGTTTCTGATTTGAATAAAAAATTAGATAGATTCATAAAAGAAGAAAAATATGAAGATGCTATCAGAATCAGAGACTATATGGTAAAGAATAATATAGATAGAAAGGGTGATAATTTTTAAACTAATTATAAATTTAAGAATACAATTATTGTAACTCTTAAAAATTATAAAATAATGGGTAAAAAAAATCATTACGGCGATCTCCGTTTTCAGGATCAAGACTTTTTCGAAGATATTCTAATCAATGAGAATCCGGACTTTCTTTCAAGAGGGGAATTAGAAGAACTTTACAAAAACTATGATGTCAAAATTCCACAGATAGGGAAAGTGGCAAGTGTAGTATATGTTGGGACTGCTTGTTCAGATTTTGTATTTGATGGTGGATTTAAAGATTATGTAAGAATAGAAGAAAAACCAAATGAATCCAAGTATTTAGTTAATACTAATATAGGTGACACTCTTGACATTTTAGTAACAGCAATTGATGAAACAAACTTCCAAATTAGTGGTAGCATCGCAGCTCTCTATGAAAGTAAGGCAAGACATTCTCTTACCAATCTTGACTATGGGACTCCAGTAATGGTTGGTGTCAAAGAACTTACACCAGCTGGATATTCAGTGGATATCTACTATGAAAGTGTAACTATACCAGGTTTTATGCCGAACACTTTAGCGGGTATTAACAAACTTTCATCACCTGAATCAATCATCGGTCAAACTTTTGAAGTAATGATTGAATCATTCTCGAATGATGAAGGAACTTATATCGTGAGTAGAAGAAGATACCTACAAAGTTTGATTCCTCAAGCAATCAAACAACTAATGAACAATGTTGTTTATGAAGGAACTGTTACGGGTACAACTACGTTCGGTATCTTCGTTGAATTCAAAGATTGTTTAACTGGTATGATTCACAAAACGAATCTGAATCCAGAACTTCAAGAAAGAATTGGTGAAGTACTTCCTGGTATGATAATTCAGTTTTACATCAAAGAAATTATTAAGGACAAAATCATTTTGACACAAGTTCTTAAAGAAAGTCTTTGGGATTCTATTAAAGTAAATCAAACTATTACTGGTAAAGTTAGAGATGTTAAATCTTTCGGTGTACTTGTAAGTTTGGATGAAGAAACTAATGGATTGATTCACACTTCTGAGCTTGAAAAGGCGAGTAAGAAATTCCAGAGTGGTGATGAAGTTAAAGTTAGAATCATCGCTGTTGATAGGATGAATCGAAAAATCTTTTTATCAGTCGCCAATTAAAAACTAAAATCCAGATGAAAATCTGGATTTTTTTTTCTGTATCTATGTAATATAAACAAAAAAACCTCGAAAATTCGAGGTTTTTTTTTTACATTGTTTCAAAAATATTTTTAAAATTTTTATCAAGTATTTCTGAAAAATCTTCTGGCGTTAATCCATAAGTGCTACCGATTTTCTTTATAGCCCAATCAACCACTGACAAATTATTTCTTGTTTTATCTAGGGCAGATTTGAATAAGACTTCTGTTAGTATTTTAGTTTTTTCCACTTCTGAATAAAGTTCAATTTTTCTTTTTTTCTTGTCAACTTTTGCTAAATCTGGGTTCTCATCAAATACTAATTTTAGATTTATATCTCTAGTTTCATCCGCAGTACATTTTCTAAAAGAATAAGTTTTATAAAATCTCGTTGCACCTTCTACTTTAATTTCTAATTCTTCATGAGAATTTCCAAAATTTGATTTATAAACTTTGATATTTATTTTGTCAACTTTATATTTTTTTCCCTCAACTAAACTACTATGTGAGTTTCTTTGATAAACTACATAATCTCCCTCCTTAATATTATCTTTTGTTATTCTATATTCCCAGAAATTGATATGAGTCATTTTATGATTTTGACATTCCCAATCAATTTTGGGAAGTTCATCTCCATTCTCCATTTTAAAATTAAGAACACTGAAACTTTGGGAAACACCATCATTCAATTTTACCGTGATTCTAAATCGATGCCATCTATTTTTTTGTGATGTTGGATTATTTATTAGATTTATTACTTCGTAGGTTGCACCTTTGACAAGTCTTTTGGTATTAACTTTACTGACTACTTTCATTTTTATTTTATTAAATTGTTGGTTATTTCTATATTTTATCTAAGATTTGTTTAGAACAAAAGAAAAAAATACTATATAAAAATAAAAATTATTTATGGAAAATATCGAGAATCTCCAACAAGATGATACTTTAGAAAAAATTAAAGAAATTGAAGAAATAGTTCAAGCGGAAAAAATTGAACCAACAACAGCTCTCAACATTTTAATTAACGCAGTACAAGTAACTTTTGAATCAGAAAAATTTAATGATTTAGATAAATTTCTAATTGCAAAAGCACTGACTTGTTTTAAGGATTATGTTGATTCTGGTGAAAACTTCATCATCAAAGTTAAAGAAGACTAAATCTCTAAAACGTCTTATGATAATCCAAATCTATACAATGTCTTATGATATTACTATGGATTTGGATTATTTCATTTTCAATCTTTTTCTTTGAATTCTCTTCTCCATAATTGTGTAAAACAAAATTTGACTTGGAATTTTTTATAAATTCACAATACTCATTATCAAGTATAAAATCAATCATATCATTTGGCATCTGCGTTTGATTAATCAATAATTTTCTTCTTAGCATTTGTGGCTTGAATATGTTGATAGAATAGTTCATTTTAGAGTTCCAACCTCTTTCGAATAGGATAGAAGATAGGAATATTGTGTATGCAAATTTGTGATTTTTTTGTCTAAAATTTTCGTATTTAGAAAATATTTCTGGCTGAATTATATCTATCAACTTATTAAACTTCTTTGTATCTTCGAACTTATTAAAGTTAATAAGTCCATAAGTATAAGTATTCGGTCCAAAATTCTGTTTGATTTTTAGGATCATTTTTTTATTGAAATTCAATAAATATTTCATCATCAAATCAGCATCAAAAACCGGAGTATTGTTTTTGGTGAATATATCTGCTATCTCTCGGTGACCAGATTTAAAATTCCCTGTTAAAGCTACTTTTATCATAATTTAATTTTTAATATTCTTCTTCTTCGTAGTTATCATCATAATTTTCTTGGTTTTCCATATCTTCATTTGACATCAAATTACCATTGGCTTGAGTCAATTTGTAATCCCAATCTAAATTTAGGTTATCGTTTGTAATATAGGATGTGTATTCACAAAAATAGGGAAAGGTATCCAAATACGGATAATGTCTAAAGTTTGTTCTCTCTAATTTTACTGATATTGAAAGTTTCAATATCTCAGATTTATCAAAGAAATAAAGATGTGATTTGGAATTTTGTTCTAATTTGTGAATATATCCATTTTCATAAGCCCAATTTCTAAAAAGTATCACATCTGAATCTAAAATATTATAGATTCTATCCATTATTTTTATGTCCTTCGGTGCCTTATTGTAAAAATCATTCACAATAACATCATCCCAAAGTAGAGCTCTGCCTCTAAGTTTTTCCACTCCATTTTCAGTAGATGTTAAAATCAACATCTTTATATTAGAATTTGTACAATACAAATCTAAAAATTTAAGTCTTTCTTTGTGTCTCATACAAGAATTCCAAAGTGTACCTTTACTTATTGTTGAGTAATTATCTAAATCATACCATTGACGAATTTCTTCACCAGTGACTATTCTGAAAGTTAACCTATTTTTCTCAAAGAATGATTTATAAGAATTCACAAAGTGTTCTATGTCCCCATTAGTAATCCCTAATTCAATAATTTTGTCTTTAGTGAATAATTTTGATATAACCCTACCTACTTTCATATTTTGAAGTTTGTAGTCTGAAACTTGAAAATCCTTTTCTAAATCGACTTTGGATTTTGGGATATAGGAAATCATATCTGTATCACCGGAATTCTGTAAATAAAAAACTTCCTCATTGGATTCAAAACCAATAAGTAGTTTACTTATTTTGCCATCTGAATTCAAAAGAAAAGTTAATAACTGTTTTTCAACCAAAAGATTTGGATTGATTTGAATTATATTTTTTGACATAATTAAATTTTAATATATATGTTTATGAAATTTTTATTAGAGTTTAATTCTTTTTTTAAAGAGGGTGATACAGTTTTAATTAAATACTGGTATAACGGAATGGTTACACCAGTAAAAATTCTAAAATCCAAAGGGGAGCACTTCAAAATCTCTCATAATATACCAGAATCAAAAATACAAAATGCTCCCGATGATTTGATAGAAAAAAAGAGAGTCATTGGACTATATCGAGTTTAAAGTAGTTCTTTCATCTCTAAATAGAAATCTAAATCTTCTGGGTCTGTTAAATCGACATACATATACTTCAATCTTTCAAATTCTTCTTTAGTCAATTTATCATCAAAGATGATTTGCTTCAATGATTCATAATAGTTTTTTTGTTTCGGAAAGTTTGATTCAACTTCATAATTGAAAAGAGATTTTTCTTCTACATCTTCATCCCACAATTCGTGATCTAAATCTTCCCAATATTTTTTACCCCTTTTAGAAGTATCTATGTGATGAATATTCTTACTTGAACTGTCTTCATACCAATTATAATCATCATAATATTCATATTCATTTTTACCATAAGCTTTATGAGTATATCCATAGTCATCATAACCAGTGGTCAAGCTCCTTTGATTAGTCGATTTATATCTTGTAGAATATCCACTATTTTTATATTCTTTAACTTTTGGATTTCTTTTAGTTGGGAGACTTTCCCAATCAACTCTTATTACAGCTTGACAAAGTTTAGTCAAGAAATCAATATCTTGTTTTTCAGATTTTGTGTGCTCTGAGTAGTAACCAACCGAAATATTTGTACACTCTGGAATAACACCTACAAATTCAGCAGAGTCAGTATACACACCAGTGTCATCAAGTTTCATTTCTAAACCAGATTTGTTAAGTTGTTTTGCTAATTCTTTGGCAAAATCTTCTGAACAACATCTCTGTGAAGATTGATGTGTGATTACAGATGTGGTACCTCTACGGTCGAATGAAATCATTCTATCGAAATTTTCGAATAAGTCATCTTGTGATGCTAACCCAGAACCAATACAACCAACTTCTTCTCCAACAAAGAAGCAATAAAGTCCTGGTACATTATGTTGAATCATCCATAGTAGGATTGTTACACCTGCTTTATCGTCAGCGCCTAAGATTGATTTGCCATCGGTTTTGATATAATTGGCGTCGAAGACGTGTGTTACATTGACTTGGTCTTGGCAGGCTGTATCTAAATGTGAAGTGAATGCGGTTTTTGTGTTACCAATTTCATAGAAATAGTTACCGTGAGCATCTTTAGTAAAACCTTTTGGTAGGAAACTTTCGAGTTCAGTTTCAAAACCGTATGGATAGGTTTTAGATGTAAGTTTTAGGAATGTTTGTTTAATGTTCATGCTCTCAATGTTTTACTTAAATATCCTTGTGATATTATTTAATACAACAAATTTAAGGATAAAATTCCAAATAAACAAGCTTTTTACTAATTTTATTTTAATATATAAAAGAAAAATTGTTAATGAAAATTAGTAATTGGAATAAATTTAATGAATCTGTAAGTGATACTTTTACTGAGGAAATGGCTCAAGAGATAATTTATTATTTTTCAGAGGAGTCAAGACCATCTAAGCATATATCAGATTTATTCACCCAGTGTAAAGACCAGTGGGGAGAAATAATCGACACTATGTATGAAACTTCCTATGAAGAAATGAAAGAGATGATAGAAAAACTGTATAGTCTGATTCAAACAGGAAGTTTAGATTTCAGAGATTCGATGATTGAAATCTATACTAAAATTAGAGAAGAAAGGAAAGATTTCCCAGAAGTTTATGAAATTGAAGATGCTTTCTTAGATTTAATTGAAGGACATGGTTTTACTTTTATGATTTACTCTGATTTAAAAAAGTATGAAATAAAATTACATAGCCCTTGGGGTGGTAATAGTACGAAAATGGAAGATTTTATAAACTATTGTAATTTAGTAAAGAACCCTATAAGTAAATTAAGTAAATACAGTACGAAACTAGTGGAATGTGAATTTATCAATAGGAGATATTCTTATTGTGTTTTTAAAGTAGAAATAACAAATTAAAAAAAAATTAAAATCATGCAAATTAAAAAATTTTTAAAAGAATCTATTGAACCAATCAAAGTTTCTAATGAAAAAAATCCAGGTTTAGTAAACCCAAAAACATTACCTACAGAAATCATTTCTGTTTTAGAAGAAAGAATCGGTGATGAATATACAGCTTATTATTTTTATAGAAATGCTGCTAACTGGTGTAAAGATAAAAATTATAAAAGGGCTACTCAATACTTTGAGTCAGAAGCGTCATCTGAACTCGAACACTCAAAAGGTCTTCAAGATTATCTAACTCAATGGAATACATTTCCAAGTGTTCCACAAGTTGAGACTACAGCAAATTACGAGTCACTTGTAGATATTATAAATAAAGCTTATACTTTGGAATATAATTTATTTCTTAAATATTCAAAAGACCAACAATCATTTACAAATCTACATCCTGCTACATTTAATTTCATTCAAAAATATGTAGATATACAAAATGATTCTGTTTCTGAATATTCTGATTTATTGAATGCTCTTAATTTAATTGATTATACAGATAAGTTCCAGATATTATATTTCGAACAAACTTATTTCTAAAACTATGAGAATCAAGAACTGGCTACAATTCAAAGAAAATAAACAATTAGATTTTTTCGAAGGTACTCCTTATGAACATCCGAATTTAGTAGAAAAAGGAATTTGGATACTCACTAAGGAAGACTTGGAAGAATATTTCATTGACTTTATCGACGAAGGTTGGGATGTCAGATTTTTTTATGGATTTTGGAGTGAATTATATGATATTGATAGTTTAATTATTAAAAGAGATATGTTACCACTTATTAGAGTCTATATTGACGGTGTATCAGGTAGTAAAGGTGGTGACTACTTAACCAATTCTCTACTTTCGGCTCTTAACAGATTGACACCAAGATTCAAAAAGGTAAAGGTTTTTGATGAAGAGGGCTCATTAAATCCAAAAGATTTAAAGTTCGAAGGAAGTTCAATTTTTATCAAATCTGATAGTGACAACATTGAAGATGAGATAGAAGTTGAAAGTAGTTTAATGATTGATTTGATTTGGATTAAAGAAGTTTATCTAACTGATAAAATGATATTCACATATTATGAATTTGAAGAGGAATTTAAAGAAGGTGACTTGAAATATGATGAAAAAGGTAATGCATTTGTAGGCTTTCCAGTTGAAGATATTAAAGATTGGGTTTTAGATAAAAAATCTAGATATAGAGACGTTGTTGGTGATAAAGATATGATGGATTCAGATTTTTACTATGATTATGACGTAGATGATGATTCGATATTCTCTTACTATTTTGATTCTGAAACTAAAAGATTATTATTAGAAAAGTGTATTGGTGAAGAATTTAAAAATTTACAAGAAGAATATCATTTTTTAAATAACTACAACTCATTAGAAGAATTGATTGTGGCTACAATGAAAGGTGGTTGGAATAACAGAAATCTTTACGAACAATTAGGTGAAATGTTATCCAAAATTTCAGATGTTTATGAACAATTGAAAGAAATATATGATGGGTATTATGGTTCAGCTAAAATGGATTCAGATTATGATGCTATAATGTCTTCTTTTTATGGAATTGTAGAAGATGTTTTAGACACTCCAATAGTAGAAGAGTATACAAAAGACGGTAAATTATTTTATAGATTGAAATTCAAATTTGAATGGATAGAATGGACAGACGGTCCTCAATATATTAAAAGTGGTTTAGAATACATTATATCTAATTGGTGTCATAGAAAATATGATTACCGTAAATTAAATCCAAGATTTAGTGATTCTGCAGATATAGATAATAAAGAGTTCAATGCGGAATGTAGAGAAATTCTTAATAATTCAAAATGAAATACTTAAAAAATTTTATAGATTTGTTCGAGTCCTTAGAAAGTTCTGAAGATAGAATTCACTTTTCAGGTAAAGAAATTAATACTTTAAGAAATACAATTCAAAAAGATAAACCTGAATTTAAACCTCGAGGTCTTTGGTATGCCTTTGGTGATGACTGGGGTAGGTTCTCCGACGACTTTAGAGATAACGACTATAAGTATAAGATAATATTGAAAGAAGGCTCAGAATCAAAAATTTTAAAGATTACAAGTATATCTCAATTAAATAGCTTCATAAAAAAATATGTCGTAAAAACAGGTCTTAATTTAAGAGGAGTTAGATCATCGGTGAAATGGAAAGAAGTCGCTAAAGATTATTCTGGATTTGAATTTCTAAATTATGAAGAAGACTCAATCAGAAATTTCTACTGGGATGAAGAGCTTGTCGAAAGGGAGAAATCTAAGTTGACTAGTAAGTTTGATATGTTTTTGATGGATAAATACTCAAAAGAAGGATACTATGATTGGTGTCACTGGTTTGATGTAATTAGTGGTTGTATATGGAATGTATCAATAATTGAAAGTATAGAACCTATAGATTAATAAATCTCTTGAATTTTTCCAACATAAATTGAGTTTGTATATCTGAAGGTATAAGTGAGTTTATGTACTTAATATCAACTGCAACAGTCTTACTCATTTTTTCAACTTTAGAACCATCACCTCTAATCGGAATTTCACGAAAATCATTATTAGTCAGTGGTAAAATACAAGAGTATAATTTAATTGAAGAAGATTTTTGCAAGAAAAGTGGTGCGTCAAATTCAATCTTATAGTTTTCTCTTATTACTAAACCAGCTTCTTCTTGGATTTCTCTAAGTAGAGCTTCTTCTGGTTTTTCACCCTCTTCTATCCCACCACCAACACAAGCTAAATGTAGTTCTTGACCAGTCGAATATTTGTAAGAGGGAATATATTCTTGACGAAGAATAATTTTATTCTGTTCAATTAAAAAAGGTATACAGATAACTCCATCTCTACCAGAGATTACTGACCAGTCCTCATAGTCAACTATTTTTATAAAATCATTAGAATAATGAACTTTTTCTTTTTCTGGTTTAATATATTCGGGAGACTTCAATTTAGTGAATTTATCCATATTTTAAAATAATTTTTGGTTGTAAATTATATATTAAATTTAATATATACATAAAAATATATTTATTATGAAAAATTCTCCAAGAAGAAATAAAGTAAGATTATTTAACGAAATGATTGATCCTTCCTTATCTAAGGAATTGGAATTAGACAAAATAAGTAAAGGTTTATCTAATCAAGATTATTTCTTTTCAAGAAAAGAAGTAGATAAAACTTGGGAATTTGAATACTTTGATATTTATGTTGAGAATATGCACTTTCAACAAGGTTACGTTATAGTTCCAATAGAAATTACCAGTGATGGATTTTTACATAGAATGTTTTTAGCTTATTCTCAAGATGAAGATATTTTCTATGGTTCAATGACTGGTGGAACCGGTATACAGAAAATTAAGAAGATGTTGGGTGAGTATAAGTTTGCATTTTTAGAAGAAGCTACTTCTGAAATCGTGGATGAACTTTTACCCTCTGACTTTTGGGATGTCAGAGGATATTCTAATTAAAATTTGTAATTTTTTGACTTTTTGCGACTCTTAATTTGGCTGTTTGTGTTGTTTGATTCGGTGGCACCTATCTCAAGTCTAGCATTTTTTCTTTTAAGTACTACACCTTCAAGTAAATCTACTTTAGTCCATTTATCAAATAGTTCTTTAAAGTTTGAAAGATAAGATTTAACTCTATAAACATTTTGACTTACTCCGAAAAGGTATTCTTTTTCGGAATTTTTTTGTCCGAAAAGTCTATCTAAAAGTTCAATTCTTTGTTGAAAGGTTTCTCCTACTAAATATTCTGAATTGTAGACTAGAATATCAAATATAATCAACTTGTGGTTAAATGATTGATTATTCTCGTCTTTTTTATTTTTGTTGAGATATTCACCGTTCAATACCATCCAACCTTTACCAGAGTAAAGATTTAAGATTTCTGCTTCGTTAATTTCTACATTGGTTAATCTACCACCGTGTCTATTATAGACATAACAACTTGTGCCATTCATAAAGATTACAGCATTTGAACCGTTTGATTTAGGTTGACAAATCATAGAGTCATCATCCCAAGTATTTAGGTGTTTCGGATCGATAGCATTTTTGGGTCTTGGTGGAAAGATGTAGTAGAAATTGTTATAGTCTATCATAGTTAGATTATTTATCTTACAAAGATAGTAAAAAAATTTCTAAATCAAAATTTTTATCCGAAAAATGTTGATGATGTTTCAAAAATAGGGTCTGTTGGTAGAGTTGCCCAATTATCTGTATTTGATAGTGTGGCTTTATACGAATATATCTTTTTACCACCTAATGAATTAATGTCGGTTGCATTTACGAATCCTAAATCTTGCGTGGCTGCTGGACTTAAATTAAGTAAAGCTTTACTTCCTGGTGTAGTTGACCTTAATAGAACTCTGGAGGCATTGGTTGCCGCGGTACACAAAAGTGCGGTATTGATTGTGTGAGTCTGTGTGGAGACTATTTGATGTGTTGCACCTGCTGATGTCAAACTCAAAGTCCCAACTGTAAATCCAGATGTGGCAAAAGTTGTACCAGTAGATAGTGATAACGTACCGGTTGCACTCAAAAGATTAGTTAGTGTTAATGTAACACCACCGGTTGATATATTATTCCAAGACATACCATTTGTCGCCAAAGTAGTGTTTGCTCCAATATTTAGTGTTGAACCTGTGGTGGTAACAGTTCCTGCCGTGTATGTTAAAGTTCCGGTGTTATAATTTACGGTTCCGGAAATTGTAATTGTGCCTGATGTGTTAATAGTTAGGTTATTTCTTAAGGCAAGACCGCCGCCACTCCAAGTACCTGTACCAGTTAAAAATAAATTAGTTGTCCCTGTTACTACGTTACCGTTATTATTAGTAAAATTACCATTTATTGAAATCTGATTGGAATTTATAGTCATCGTAAACCCTATATTTGAAAAGGTCAGATTATTGACAACTAAGTTATTTGGAACATTAAAAGTACCACAGAAAACTACTAAATTTGCTGAATTCAAAACTAATTGTCCCGCACCAGAAAAAGAATTTGTGGTAACTGAACCACTGCCGAGAGTAAAAGTTCCGGTGGCTGTTAGATTATTTGTAAGTGTAATCGTTGTGTTGCCAGTTATTGTAATATTGTTCCAGCTAATTCCATTAGTAGAAAGAGTGGCTGCCGAAGTTATTGATAGTGTAGAACTTGTCGTAATGACTGTTCCGGCAGTATAAGTAAGAGTTCCGGTAGTATAAGTAAATGTACCAGAGACTGTGATAGTTCCTGCTGTGTTAATTGAAAAATTATTAGTTATACCTAAATTAGCAGTTACTGTTCCTGTACCAACCATCACAATTGTCGTGGTACCAGTTATACCAGCTCCGCTTAATGTTATGCTTCCACTAATAGAAAGTGTATTACTTGTTAAGGTAAGGGTATTTCCACCATTGGTAAAATTTCCACCTACGTTGAGATTGTTTCCAAGTGTAATTGTTATTACACCTCCACTTGTAGTTATATTGTTCCAACTCATCCCATTTGTAGTAAGAGTAGTCGATTGACTTATATTCAATGTAGAACCTGTGGTGGTAACAGTACCTGCAGTATAAGTAAGAGTTCCTGTATTGTAATATACATTCCCTGATATTGTGAGTGTTCCAGCAGTATTGATGGTTAGATTATTTATGATTGTTGGTGTATTCGTAGCACTCCAAGTACCGGTTCCTGTTAAAACAAGATTTGTTGTACCCAAACAAATTCCATTATTACTTGAACTCAAATTGCCAGTAATATTTATAGTATTTGAATTTAACGTAACATTACTTGCGCTATTAACCAATATTGCATTCGTAACTGTTATATTGTTTGGTAGTGTAGTAGTGCCTGCACTTGCAATTAAGGGTCCAGTAGGATTAAAAGTAAAAGCTCCAGAAAAACTTAATGTACTGCTATGTGACAATGTCAACGTTCCTGCAATGTTTAAGTTAGAGGACATTGTTATTGTATACGTACTACCGCCCGTTGTAAAATTATTCCAAGCAAAAGTGTTTGTGTTAAAAGTAGTCGCAGCTGATACGTTTAGTGTTGAACCAGTTGTGACAACTGTGCCAGCAGTGTAAGTTAACGTTCCTGTGTTGTAGTAGACATTTCCAGAAATAGTTAGAGTACCAGCAGTATTAATAGTCAAATTATTTCGTATAGCCCCAGTAGAACTATTAGACCAAGTACCTGTACCATTGAAAACTAATGAAGTTGTCCCAGAGACAATTGCTGTGGTATTTGATGTTAAATTACCTCCAATATTAAGTGTATTACCATTTATGATAGTAGTCGTAGTTCCACCAAAAGTTACAGTTCCTGTATTCGTCCAGTTTGCAGATAATGTGTATGTAATAGATGTTCCAGTAAAAGTCAGAGTTCTGGACCAAGTAACACCACCTGAAGTAAGTGTAGCTGTTCCAACAAGATTTATCCCGCTTGCGCCAGCTTGTGTATAACCTCCTGTTCCAAGATTAATTGTCCCGCTTGTATTTATAACATTATTAAAAGTGATTGTGCCTGTATAAAGTGCAAAAGTAATACCTATTAGGTTAGCAGTAGATACGTTAACTACAAGGTTACCTGAGGCAGCTGTAAAATTCACATTATCACCCGCTAACGGTACAACACCACCTATCCAAGTTGAGGTTGCATTCCAATTACCTCCAGCATTTGATACCGTTCTTGTTGCCATTAATCACCTAATCCTAATTTTCTTTGCTCTGTAACCGCTCTGTTGGAAATACCTAATTCGATATCAGCATTAGACTGAGGGTTAAAGTGCGCGATATCAACAATGTGTAAACCATATCCTGAAAGATCATATTCTACCTTAGTTTTTACAGTTTTAGTAGTCCAGTTTACTTCTGTGTCAGGGATTTCATTTCCGTTTTCATCATATTGGAATATAGTGTGATTATTAGTTATTTCTTCTGTTTCTAAAATTTGATAAGTGTATGACATACTTGATTAATCTTTTTTTATATTATATAACATTTTATAGATAAAGTTACTTTTTGAATACCACTACAAGAATCTACATTGAATCTAATAAATTCATTTTCAGAGACTGATGTTGTCCAAGAAGATAAAGCCAAATCTTGATTTTTACTTTGAGTAGCCAATGTCGGTCTTTCTGTTCCTGTAATACTATTAGAGGCAGATGGTGGGTAATTAGCATAAGTATTTTTCCAAACATCTATTACAATACTTCCTGTTTGAGGACTAAATAGGGTCCAAGAATCAATTGTAAGATTATATGGAATAAAAACATCACCTTTTACACCTGTTGTGATATCACTACCTGCCCCATCTAATGATATACCAATTGTTCTTATTAGTGAAGAAGTAGAACCTGGACCAGCCGGTCCAGTTGCACCTTGTGGTCCAGTCGCGCCCTGTGGACCTGGTATTCCTGTGCTAATAGGTATAAATATTAAATCTTCATCATTAGAAAAGGTGTACCCACCCCCTTGATATGAAACCGGAAATTCCCAATAGAAATTCGGACTCGACCCAAATTGAGAAGGTGTTGATGATACTAACCAATCTTGGTAGTAATTAGATATAGTGGAGTTTTGTATAATTATCGAATCGTTGATAGAAATAAAAGACAAAAATAAATCAATGTCAATATTGTCCTGAGTTGTCATATTAACAAAAATAGAAGTTGAGCTCGATTGTGTAACATTGTTCCAACTTAAATATCCAGAACCTGGGTCACCACTATATATTGTTGTGTTTGCCTTATAATCATAAAAACTCAGTGATCTACCGTTAGATCCAGCAGGACCTGTTGGTCCAGCAGGACCTGTTACCCCTATTGAGCCTATTGGACCCGTTGGACCTGTTGGGCCATTGGCACCTGTGGCACCTTGTGGTCCTGTCAACCCTATCGACCCAGTGGGTCCAGCAGGTCCTGTTGCCCCCTGAGATCCAGTCAACCCAGTATCACCAATTTGTCCTTGTGGTCCGATTGGATTAACATTTCCTAAAGTTTCCCAAGCATAACCATTCCATTTCCAAGAATCACCTGATGTTGGATTTGTATAAACTTGACTAAAAGTCGGATTTATTGGAAATATTATTGGCATATTATTCGTAATAACTTAAATTTATATCTTATCTACTTATTTCTTCCCAGTCTAATGATGCAACAACCGTATCATTAGAACTATCAGAAGCAATTATTAAGGTAAGTTCAAACGGTGTTGATGTCAATCCGTTTCTTTCTAATTGAAACTTGAAAAGTGCCTCTTTTAAAATGTCAACTTGACTTGATGATAGATTTGTTGAGCTAAAAAACCCACTTGCAAGTATTCTACCACCCGCAAAAGTAGCACCTGTAATATTGTATTCTACTGAAGAATTTGTTCCAGCGCTCACCCAACTACCCCCTGTTGTAGTACCTGTTGCTACCATTTGCCAATTAAAATTACCCGTACTGATTGGCAAAATAGATAGAGCAGTTAGAATTACTATACCGTCGAGTCTTGTAGCTGTTAAGCGTAAACTTATTACCGGATAAAACGTTCCGGCTGTTCCTAATGTTCTTGGAGAATTAATAGGAATACCGATTGCTTGTTGTAGTCCATTAAGTTCATATCCACCTTCCGATAATACAGATGAACATATCTGCTTTAAGGTACTTGCTCCACTCGTATCAGACGTATTTGTTATTTCATATCGTAATGGTAATGATGCTGTTGTGATATAAGTACTTGCGATAATATTAGCATGGTGAAACTTATGACAAACATAAAAATTTCCATTTATAACAAACCCAATTCTAACTGTTCCAAGACCTAACCACTCAATATCCATAAATAAGATTTGAGCTTTTGTAATATCTAGTACTATGCCAGAAGGCCCGGTGCCATTCATAGTGTCAACATTCCATGATGATTGATTTACTAGAGATTCAGTAACTACTCCAGTAACTAAACTTCTTTCAACAAAGCTAAGAGTAGAGTTGTCCAATTGAATATATAAACCATTTTCTGCCCCATAATATCCAACCCTTTGTCTAAGACCAGTCTTAGCAGGGCTCATTACAAATGTGTTCAAGTTCAGTAAGCTTTTACCAGGCTGATATGAAAAAACCTTAGTAGTCTCTCTAATAATCTGAGAACCTGAAGCAGCAGTTACATTTAAGTCAACTAAGCCTTGAGTCAAATTAAATGTGGCGGTAGCTCCAGTTGCATCACTTGTTGACCATAATCCGTTATCTGCAAATCTATGACTTGAATCAAATAGAGTAAAGGGGTTACTAACTCGTAGTCTACCAAAAGCATCGAAATTTGGTGTGTTAGCAAATTTTATTTCATCTGTGTAAGTATATGACATAATTTATTTATATTGTTTTCCATAGTCCATTCCTAAAAAGAAAGGTAAGTGACATATTATTTATTTTCATCAAAATATCAGAATATCCATTAATTGATTGTGTGCCACCTGGATAAACCCTAATACCCCTATTAAAATTAGAAATTCCACCTACTTCATCAGCAATAGTTATAATTTTTCCGTTATCAAGTGAAGCAGTACCAAGTGGTAGGTAAACTTCACAAATACCTCCTGTATATATTACGCCATAGTATTCATATTCAAAATCTGTTGAAAAAGAAGCTGAATTAATTCCTGTCGTAGTATAAGGTATATTATTTATCTGAGTAGGTTGAAACCAATTTGAACTTGTACCGTCACTTATCCAAACATATTCATAACCTGTTTCTGAATGAATCCATCTGGCTCCAATGTTAGAAGCAGTCGGAACAATCGACTGAAAATAAAACTCACCAAAACCTGTTGCACCTGCCGGACCCGTAGAGCCTGTCGGTCCTGTGGATCCTGTCGGTCCTGATGGACCTGTTGGTCCTATTCCAAATATTGATGAAGTCCAAGAAGCCACACCATTAGAATCACTAACTAAATAAAAACCATCCTGTTGAGAACCATCTGTTAATTGTAAACCACCATTTATTACTAAAACACCGTTCTGAAAAGTTAAATCAGGTACCGTTGTTAATCCAGAAGTTGTGCCATCTGAAATAATCAATTTATTGAGTAGTGGATTATTTACGATTGCACCACCAGTAATATTGATTAAATTTCCATTACCATCATAAAATTTCCCATTAACATATTGAACCAATCTTGGATATAGCTCTGGTACAGACTGTTCAATTTTTAGGGGATTATATCTAGCCACCTTTAACTTTTAGTATTTATTTTTATATATTAAAAAAGACAATTTTAGAATATGAAAAAAAGGGAAATAAAAAAATTGGCAAAAAAGATATTTGGTCATGCAAAAGAATTTGAAAGAAAAAAATATAATTCGGAAGAGTGTTCTATAAAAGAAATTTCGGAATCAATAGAATACTGCCCATATGACGAAAAAATATCTGAAAAGTTTTTCAAATTTGTAACCAATCTTGTCAAAGTTAAAGATAAGTTGAGTATTGACTATTATAGAGAAGGAATTAACATCTTCTGTGACTTAAACAGATATAAAAGTAATAAATACACAACTGAGTCTAATTTTGAAATTAGGATAGACAAAGAAGGATTCAGACTCAGAAGAGATTACGGTAGTTATCTTAGTTTTACTGATATTACTTTCTTAGAGAAAATAAAACCTGTTATTAAAGAAAAAAATGAATTAGTCTCAAGAGAAAAAATAGTCGAGACAGTTGATGACTTGACAATCGAGTTGGGACTGAGTCGAGAAAATAATTTAGATGAAATTTTAGCATAAATATGTATATAAAAGAAATAAAAATTAAGAACTTCAAATCATTTGGAAATTCAGAACAAACATTAAAATTGAGTACCGAAAAGGGTGAATTGATACTACTATCGGGAAGTAACGGAAATGGAAAAAGCTCTTTAATGAATTCTGTGGATTTTTCACTTTATGGCAAATGTAAGGGTAATAAGAAAAAATGGGCAACACAATCAACTCTACCAAATAGAATTAATGGTGGTGATCTTTCAGTTCATATCAAATTCGAATCCGGTGGAACTGAAGTGGAAGTTATCAGGGGAATCAGTCCGAACTTTTTGAAGCTTTATGAAAATGGTGTAGAAAATGATAGAGCAGGAAAGGCAAATATAGACGAAAAAATAGAAAACTATATTGGAATGGATTTAGAAACTTTTAAATCCTTTATTTCACTAAGTATCAATGACTTCAAAAACTTTATTTCTCTATCCAATGAAGAAAAACAACTCTTATTAGATAAATTGTTTAATCTCGAAGTAATTAATATCTTAAATCAAATTTTGAAAGATTTAAATAAAAATAATAAACTACAATTAACTAAATACGATTCCGAGATTTCTACTTTAGAGGAATCAATTCAATCTATTAAAGCAAGTATTCAAAAGGCAGTCGAGAAAGAAAAGTTAAACATTCAACTTGAAATTGATGAGATTAAAGTGCAAATGACTTCTAAAAAGGAAGAATTTTTATCTTTGAAAGAAAAAGTAGAAAAGATAAAGCAAAAAGAATTGGAATTAAAGACTGAAAGTGATAGGGAAAGAGAACAATATATTACTCTTAATTCTGAAATAAAGTCTGCTCAAAAAGATATAGATCTTTATGATTCTGGTAAATGCCCAACTTGTGCAACAGATTTCAATACAAATCATTTTATTTCACTAAAAGATACCCTAGTAGAAAAGAAGGGGGGTTTAGAATCAATTAGAGCTGAAATTGAATCTAATATGAAATTGATTAGAGAAAGGCAAACTAAACTTCAAACTTTATCTGATTCAACTACAAAATCTTTTAATGATATAAATTACTTACTTAAAAACTATAAAGGTCAAATCGATAAATTAGAATCACAAAGAGAAAGAGAAAAAGGTGAATCAAATTCTAATGTAGTTGAGTTTGAAAATACTATAAATGAGTTAAATATTAGAAAAGAAAGGGGAATAGAGCATCAAACACTATGTAGAGAAAAAGAGTCCTATTATAAAGAGTTGTCTAAAATATTTGGTGAGGATGGTGTTAAAAGGAGTATTATTGCTGGAATCATTAAACCAATTAATCATTTCATCAGTGGTAATATCTCTAAGATGAATTTACCTTTTCAGGTAGAATTGGACGAAACATTTACTGCACAAATAAAACAATTTGGGATGCCGATTGAGCAGGATTCGCTTTCTACTGGTGAGACAAAATTAATAAATCTTTCTATATTGACTGCTTATTTGAAGTTAATTAGAACTAAAAAGAATATAAATATTCTTTTTTTGGATGAGGTATTTTCTTCTATTGACATTGAAAATATCGAAAAAATATTAAACTTATTGAAATCTTTTGCTAATGAATATAAGATAAATATATTTGTAGTACATCACGCTATGATGAATGAAGAATTATTCGATAGAATTTTAAGAATAGATAAGAATGTATTTACGGAAATTATTGAGGTTGAATTAGAGAAACAAATGGGTAATGTCTAAAAAAATAAAAAGGCTTGATACTATTGATGAAGTTTTAGATTTCATAAATGAAGTGTCGATTGAGGTAGTCCAAAATTGGGCTCAAATTTCAGTAATATTAATTCAACTTGCTAAACATAATAGGATAGACGAATGGATGGACTGTAGAAAAAAATTAAAAGAAATATATATCGAATATCCAGAATTATCTAAAATTAGAATTTTTTACGCAAAAGAAATTCTTAGAGAAATAAAATTAAAAAAAATATTAGTATGAAAAAGATAGTTTTACATTTCTCAGATGGTTATAAAATGGACGTTATAGAAAATTTAGAGCAAATTAATCTTGTTGAAAATTTTAATTCTTTTTATGATGATTTAATCGTGGAAAGTATAAATAATATAGAATACAAATTTTCTGGATTTGAAAATGAGTATCAAATCTTCAACATTCAAACAAGAGAATTATATAATATCATAGATCAAAATGAAGTAGTGAAAGTTTCTATGCAACTTGATGAAAATGAATTTAATCAAATTTTAAAAATAATAAAAAGAAAAGAAAATGATTTCAACAATTAAAAATATTATTTCAACGAGAAAATCTATTTTTAGATTTCTTTATTTTTTCATTCTAAGTTTTATATTTTTCCAAGTCATTGAGATGTCAATACATCACTTTTTTGGAATAGATTTACACAACCTAAAATTTGGTTGGATTGGACTTGTAATAGTCTATGGATTCAAATACCATATTTTTTGTTGTATCTTACCAGCAATTTGGGCTGGATATAAATGTCGTCACAAAAATTGTAAACATGAGCACTGTAAAATCGACGAAAGCAAGTAGAAGTGCGGCAATGGCTGCAGCTCCAGCATCGAGAAGTATAACTTCAACTTCAAATAATTCAAATATTTGGTATACAGGAACTACAGGTGCAGGTAACATATCATGGAATCCACCTAATTCGAACATAGATGACCTAATTGAATATATAGATTTACTATATAGTATAGTTGGTGTTGATATTAAATTCGATGGATTCTGTAAGATGTCAGAATCAGAGAGGAAAAGTTTCATCAGAGAAATAAAAATAGAAAAAATAATTAACAAAGATGATAATAATAGAAGTTAATGATTCCAAGGGTGGAATTGAAAAGGCTCTTAAAAATTACAAAAGAAAATTTAACAATCTTAAAGTTGGCAAAGAATGTCGTCAAAGACAGGCATTTGAAAAACCTTCCGAAAAGAGAAGAGCTGAAATTTTGAAAGCTATTTATATTGAAGAAAAAAGAAACGAAGAAAGAGATTAGTCAAATGGATTTCAATAAAGATTATTATAGTATTTTGGGGGTATCTAAAGAGAGTGATGCAAACCAAATAAAAAAAATTTTTTATAAACTTTCTTTCACTCACCACCCAGACAAAGGTGGTGATGCTGTAATATTCAATCAGATTACAGAGGCTTATAATATTCTAACATCCGAAGAAAGAGGTACATATGACAAGAGAAGTAAATGGGGTGCAAATTATGATGAATCACTCGAATTACTTGATTATGAATTCAATAATAGTGCAAAGGGTTGGAATGAATCAAAATTTGAAGAATGGAAAAAAGACAATCAACTCAATATTATTGTATATGTTGATGATAATTTTCGAGGTGATGTTGAATATGAAAGATGGGTTGCTTGTAAATCTTGTGGTGGTGAAGGCAGAGATACTAAATCAAAGATCCAGATTAGGGATGAATTTGGGAACCTATTAAAAGTATTTGATGGTGAAGATGGGTGTGATTTCTGTGAGGGAAGTGGAAAATCATGGAATGGTCAAGATTGTTACTTCTGTGGCGGCAAGGGAATGGTTGGACTAGTCGAATGTGGAACTTGTAAAGGGGAAAAAAGAGTTTTGGGTAAACAAAAACTCACCGGAATAAAATTTAGTACTGATGAAAGTAGCCACAAAGTAGAAGCGATGGGACATGCTTCTAAATGGGAAAGGGGAAGATTTGGTCATCTTTGGATAGTAAAAAAATGATTAGTTAGCAGATGTCACCACATTACTGTTTCCCGGTGGTATATTAATTGTTCCACTAACGCCACCTACTGAGATAACCGTGTAACTGGTTTGATTATTTACCGTCTCTGAATCAATTGTAAGATTAACATTACCGATGAAGTCAAAGTTTGCATCTGAGTAGTCTATAAAAGGTGCCTGAGCTGACCAAGGTGTTTGAATTCTTGCATCAATAAGGAAATCTCTTCCATAAATTGTTTCAACCTTTTTATCTTGATAATAATTAAAAAATGGTACCATATCAACTTCATAAAAAGAGATATTATTAAAAAGTATATCAATTGAATTGTTAATCACCGGTTGCGGGAAGTTAACTGGCAATGGTGGTGTTCCGGTTTCTGTTAAACTCGAAAATACTTCTATATTCAAATCCAAATTTTTCTTATTAAAGAAGAATTGTCTTTGTGTTAGAGATGGATTTGCCAATTCACTATAAAATAACTCATAATTGTTGAAATTTGGTACAAGATTAAAATTAGCGCCCCTACCATGAGTATAGACAGGTGTGGTCGGTGTAGACCAAGTGCCAGGTTTTATATCAAGTCTATGCAAATTAACCTCAGTTAAATAATATCTATTTCTAATAGTCTCAATATTATCATTATTTAAGACTACTCTTGCGAATCTAAAGTGAATTTTAGTATTTGGTGTCCATATTTGTATTATAGCCGATCCAAAAGCCGTTGAGGTTTTAAGTCTGAGTCTATTTGCAGTTAGTGAGTCACCACTTGTATTAGAATTTATATTGGAATCTATCTGTACTGGATTCAGTGTAGAAATATTGAGTAATTGTCCAACTGCAACAGAAGAAGTAATTGAGAATGTTGACGAAAAATCATTTACGTACCAACCATTATTATTGAAATTTGTTAGATCGAGTCCATATCCAATATTGTTGCTGAATGGTTCTGTAAAATTACCCCCATTAGGTATGAAATTTTGATATATTTTGAATTTTGTACCTAATTTATAAGTGAAGTTTCTGTTGTTGTAATCCCTAAATATTGAAGAACTCTCTAAAATATCATCTGTAGTACCACCTTGTAATAATATAGGATCATCCCCAGAATAAATCCCGTCATATGATTGTAATATAGTATCTTCAGTCACAGAATATGTAAATATACTGGTGGCTATAGTAGGTGGATAATTATTCAATTTAAATAAGACGGATTCTTCATTTATAGTGGTTTTAGTTTTTTCAACATAATTTACATCTATCCAAGATTGCCACTTGGGTAATCCGGATGTTGCGTCAACACTATTGTTGTCTATAAAAGTAAAATTCTGAACCAATCCAGTGTTATAACTACTGACTAGTGGAATCTGTGATTTTCTTGATATAAATCTACCACCATCGAATTTACCATCAATCCAATGCGTATTACCTATTGTTCCGATTCGTGGATAGCTTTTGAATAAGCCGTTATTCCATACTCCTCTGAATGAACCATTTAAGAAAGCACCTGATAACCAAATGTTTTTAGTAAGGTATATAAGGTGATTCTCAGAGTCTCTTTCAACACGCATCACTGGAAAGTTTGTTACCAACTCAACAACTACTGTATTGAATGTCAAATCTATTTCGGATATTGTGAAATAATCTTTGATTAATTTTCTATTCTCATTAATATCGATAGCAACTAAATTACCAATCGAAATTTTATCACCTACATTCAATCCTTGAAGTGTATCAATTGATTGAAGTGTTACTAACCAACTAATTGGACTTATTTGATATGTGCCTTTTCCAGCATAAGGTGTTACACCATTCAATCCAACTACATTGGAAAATTTATAATAATCTTCTTCCCCTAACATTGAATTACTTCTAAAACCGTTATTCCAAATTCCATTTTCCCAGATACCAGATTTGAATATGCCGTTTCCAATGTTAATACTAACCAAATTACCGTCTTTTGAAGCAGCCAAAACTGTTAAGTTTGGATCATTTGGTAGCACAACTCTATCATTAACAAAAATTATCGAGTTTGATATTATTGCGTTATTATAAAGTGGATGGTATTCAAATACTCTTTCAACAATACTTAGATAAAGAACTCTAAGTTTCCCACCTCTTCCCTTTTTGATATAAAATCTGGTATCGTCTGGTGTTATAATTGGATTTCCTGTAGTATAAATAAAAGTTATATCATGTTGGAAAGGGAAATAGAATATATTATTACCCACCTGTTGTGAAATACTTGGGAGCGTTAATTTTATTTCATCCTTATTGCCTATCTTTACAAATACATCTACCTTCTCTTTACCTTCAACAGTTAACTGCAAACTCAAAATATAAGTTTTATCAGGTTGTGAAAATACTTCTAAGTTAGGAGTCAATCCATTTATACAAGCAAAAAGTCTATTGCTTTCAGGTTCTTCCCTGTTTGGTTGTGGTGTAACGGTTTGTGTGTATACATGGCCGTTTGTAATAATCTGACCACCACTCAATGAAAAAGTAGTACCGTGAACCCATCTTGCACTATTATATATCACGGGGTTAATAGAACCCGAGGTGTTTAAACCAAGTGGATTAGATATTGAGTTATTATTATTTAGTGTCTCTTCGTAGAAATATTGTTCGTTATTCCCAGAGTAAACACTGCTAGTCGAAAAGTTCAAACTATTTATATTCGGATCAGTTAAAATGACATAAGCTACTGAAGCTGAAAAGGCATTATTTACATATATTTTGTTATTGTTTCCTAAATTTATAGCAACATTCAAAATTATATCTCTACTTCTACCAGGTTTCAATTCAAGTGGAGTGAGTGTTGTATCAATATCAGAATATCCAAATGGTGCACCATTCCAATTTCCGTTTCTCCACAAACCATCTAACCATATAATATTGTCTGCAAATCCGTAATTCCAAACTCCTTCTCTCCATAGTGCACCAGACATATAACCCCTATTGAATGTTCCAGACTTCCATTCTGAAATATAAAATGAGGCAGTACCAAGTGTGGAATCAAAGTTCCCACCATGCCATACACAAGATTGTGTAGTTGCAAAAGATGAGGAGTTTGTACCACTGAAGCTTCTATCAACATAAGCATTGAAAATCGACGAATCGAATGTACCATTATAGAAATTACCACTTAGCCATACCGAATTTTCGAATATTGCGTTTTTGTGACTAAATGTACCTGACATCCAGAGCACATTCGAGAATTTTACTGAATTATCAATACTAACCTCTTCTACTTTTCTAACAGGTTCAGTTATTACTCTTTCTTCTGTCTTAATATTTTTTGGATTATCTGAAACATCACCACTTATCCACAAACCAAAATAGTCATTTCTAAATGAATCGGCAAAATTGTATTCTCCCATATTGGAAACGTTGGAATTATAGATTGAACTTCCACTGCCACTTCCAAAAAATTCACCCTTTGTGAATAGACCACTATACCACATTCTACCTTGGAAATTACCACCCTTGAATTCACCAGTATACCAAACCGAATTCGTTAATGTTGAACCATTACCAAACTCTCCACCTAAAAATTTCCCATCTTCCCAACCATAATGTATAGAATAGGTTGATGAGTTAGTAGGAGATGAATATGTCATACCATAATAAGAATGAAATTTCCCTTTGGTAAATTTACCATTTTTCCAACGAGCCAAACCAGTAAATTTACCATTATTAAAATCACCTGAATACCAAATAGATTCATTTGTTGTGTTAGATCCAAAACTCGTGAATTCACCGTTATTAAATTTCCCACCATACCAATAAACTGATGAGGAACCACCAATAATAGCGTTTTCAACAATTCCATCGTTCCAAATTGTTTGTGTTCCACTTATAGTCAGTGGACTGTAGTATGACATTTTTGTGTCTAAATATCTCAAATTTGAGCTACCTAGGATACCATTGTTCCAAATACCTGAATACCAATCCGAATTATAGAATCTACCATTACTGAAAGTTCCATTGGCCCAAACTGAATTATAGAATTCACCACCGTCAAAATTTCCAAGTAACCAATTTCTATATAATTGTGTTGTATTATCATAATCTTGTCTAGTTGGGTTAACATCCTTACTGTTTATGAAACTTCCATTCAGGAATCTACCACTCTGCCAATATCCTGAATTGAATATTCCATTTTTGAAGGTAGCTCCATTCCAAATTGAATTCAAAATTATACCAGAATTCCAAATATCATTGACAAAGTGTGATTTGAAAATATATCCGGAATTTATCTGATTTAGTGTATTCTTGAAAATAATATTTATTAATCTGAGTCTTTCAACATTAATCGGATCGATATTTTTATCTAAATTATTAAAATTGGTGTTCTTTATAACGTTATTTTTCAAAGAAGTATTAACAAAAAGACCTGAATTAATTGTTGAATTTTCAATTCTAAACTTATGTATTGATGAATAATTATTATTATCAGCACCTGTAGTCCTAAAAATATCAAAGATTGAATTAGAGAAAGTCAGACCATCGATACTCGATAGTGTAATTTCTTTTATGTTCGATATTACATTAATAGAATTAACTCTGTATTTACCATCTATTGACTTGATAGTTGTACCGATTATCTGTTCTATTGAATTTATCCAAACAATATCTCCAACAAATAAATCTTCACCTGGTATATTGATATCTCTATTCATTGGATTTAATGGAAGACTTACATTAATTGTATCTGGTGTGAATGATTCAATTGAGAGTATGTTTGATGGTGATAATCTGATTCTATGATGTCGATAATTGATATTATTACCACTAATCCAGTTTGAGTTTACTAAATACCCATTCTTATAATCGAGATTACTCAAGGAAGATTTAGAAAATAGTAAATCAATTTGATTCGGTAGGATCGGACTAAGGCAATATTCTATACCAGTATTGTAAGGTGGTGTATTTACAAGTGTTATGGTGTTTTCCCAAAATGCTAGTGCAGAAGTATCAATATCAATTGAAGAGTAATCACTATTTTGAAGAGAAAAATTAGTCTGATATCCAGATAAAGTTTGCCTCACAATTGACTTAACCTTGTTGTCATTCTTGTTTTTAACACTAACAATTATTTTTCTTCTACTCAAATCACTATTTGAATAAATATCAAAAATAAACTTGTTTTCAATAGGAAGTTTTATTCTCTGATCATTCGATAAACTAGTTAAAAATAAATTTTTATTTAATTTTGTTAGATAAAAAGCATCCCCACTTTGGATTTTCTGAGAGTCTGCATCTGAAATGTATAATTTTAGTATACCTCTAACAGATAAGGTAGTCAAATCAGTGTTATATGACCATAGATCAGCCCCTATCACATTAATACCTTCTTCGTCATTTACTTGGGATTTTTCACCAACAGAATAAACTACTTGAGAATTAACTATATTTGAATTCACAATGTGTGAGTTGTTGACATAACTCGTGTTTAGAGTTGCTCTTTCAGTTTCTACTGCATCTATATCACATTTTTTAAATAATCCAGAAATTTTTAAATCATAACTAAAAGTTTGTCCTAAATAAACGTCTAAGGCTGAAACTGTCGATCCTATGCCTAAATTACAATTCTCGAAATTTCCATTTTTTATATCACCTCTTATAATACTTGAATCTTCTACTAAATTGAATCCAAATCCTCTATTATTTGAAAAGTCAATAGTTTGAATAGGTGAATTAGTGGACGTTTTATCTAATGTAGAAAAGAAGAATTTCTCACCTGCTGCAGATTTAGATTCCATGGTGCCAGAATTCCAATTGGAGTTCATAAAAATACCCGAATTCCAAGTTGCGTTGTTCCAATTATTCTTTCTTTCAAAGCTACCAAAAACACCATCCTTATGATTTCCACCAAAGTTACCATATCTAAAATTTAATCTTGAAATGAATGGTTTTTTATATCTAATATCTAAGTTCCAAATACCATCAAGATGTGTATAGGTATTTCTCTGTTTGAATTCTATAGACCCAATTATAAAGTTTTCACCATTTATGTAGAGTTTGCTTTCAACTGTTGCATAATTTTGATTAACCAATCTTAATTTATTATCTAGTACCAATTGAGTTATGTTTACCCAAGTAGGTGTACTTGACGAGTCGTCTCTTAAATAAAAACCAGAACTGCTTACACCGCTATTCAGATTGAGTGGGTCTGATGATGCCAAAAACTGTCTTGAGCAATAAATTATACTATCAGAAAAAAGTACAGCTGTTGTTGTGAGTGTAGAACCTAAATTATATAACTTACCAGAAAATTTTGAAATAGTACCAAGAGTAGCAAATGGAGTTATAGATGTGTTAAGATTGTTAAAAGTTATTCCAAGATGATTAATTTTAATGCTATTAATATAATCAAATTCTCTTTGTGTTTCAACATGATTAACTTTAATAGAATTAGTGACATCATCTCCGAAATATGGAAGTTCACCTGTAAATTCTAAATCCAAAATTAATCTACATCCATCACAAGCTAAAACTCTATACCCATCCGTAAACTTACTGTATTTATCTCGTGATATAAATAAATCAGAATCATAATTTCCATTTACGATAAAGATTCTATCACCAACATTAAAGTTTGTACTAGATTCAGTATAAAAAACTGTTTTTTTAGAACCAGAGATTTCAATAGATTCTACATAATTCAAGAGTATAGAACTATAGAATTTATTAGAAACTGTCGTTTTCTGAAATGTTATATTTTCCTCAAGTGGATTTAAGCTTGTTACAACTGGAATTGCCATCTAAAACTAATTCAATATTTTAAATATATATTAAATTGCTAAATGGATCTATTGAAATGAATTAATAAAATTTAATATGTTTATACCCTACTTAGGATCGAAATTTAAATTTGCTGATTTTATAATATCGAATTTTCCAAAAAATTTTGGAACTTACGTTGAACCATTTGGTGGTGCATTTTCTATTTTTTTCGAATTGGAGTATAATATTAACACAAAATATATTTATAATGATGTAAATATTTATAATTACCTTCTTTTAAAATTCTTAAATGATGTACAATTTCTAAATTCTCTAAAAAAATTAGAGGTTAATAGAGATGTTTTTAAAGTGATTCAAAGAGATTTCAAGAATAATAATTGGTCGGATTTTGATAAAGCTACCAACTGGTTAATTCTGCTTCTTTGTACTCAAACTCAATTCGATATATTGTCATCTGATTATAAAGGAAACTTCAATTTCGAAGCTTTCAAACTTAAACTACCCCATTATCAAGAAAAAATGAAAAAAATAAGTAGTTACCACAATATAGATTACTTGGAAATAATAGATGTATATGATAGTCCTGATACATTCTTTTATTTAGATCCGCCTTACAAAAATTTAGAATCCTATTATCTAAATCATAATTTCGGTGAAAATTCTCATTACGAATTATCACAAAAATTAAATAGTATTCAAGGTAAATTTGTTCTAAGCTATTATTATTTTCCGGAAATGGAAGAATGGTATAAAGACTGTAGAATGATTAAGAAAAGAACTTTGATGGGCACAGAATATCTAATAATGAACTATCAGTAATTATAAATAATTACCTCACTACTTTCTTTCGTATTTTCATAAATTTATTTCTTAATATTGATTTCCTTTTATGAGTATAACTTTTTCACTTTTTGACCAACCAGCTGTGTCTGATAAACTATCTCCTCTTCCAGTACATCTACCAACAGTGGTCTCAACTATTTCCAAAATTTCAGATGGTTCCTCTGCAACATTTACAGCAACTTTTGTGTTTTCGTCGAATTTTTTCAAATAGTTAATCAATTGTCCAACAGTTGATAGAGGATTATCAAAGTACCCATCTAAATCCCATTCTTCCATTTCATTAAATTTTTTTAAGTTTGTCATTTTTTTCATACTATTTTTTTATTTATATATATAAATATTTTCATATCAAAAATTATTTATAAGTTTATTCTTCATCATCATATTCCTCTTCACCATCATCATCATCATCATATTCTTTCTGAATTTTGATTTCCTTTACATCATTAGTTATTTCTTTTACTAATCTTTCTAATGTTTTTTTGCCTTTAATTGCAACATTCCAATGTTTATCAATTAAATCATATATTATTTCTAATATATCTTCTTTAGTTGAATCATTTTTTAATTTAAAATACTTATTTATATAAGTACTCCTAACTTCATCAATTGAGATAAGAGAAAATATCATTACACTTTTTAGATAATCAGTATAAGTGATATTTATTTCTAATCCCATAACCAAATTTAAATACTTATCTAAAGTACATAATTTGATGGTTTTGTGTATTTCATCTGGTTCAAAATACTTTGAAGCACTAAGTCCAAATTGATCTACTCCATTATATTTTTGTATAAATTCATCAAGTGTTTTACAATCTTTGTTGATAGTGAATCTATCGATTATAGCCTTAGAAACCTCTTCGATATACTCTGGTGAAGATTTAAGAAGAAGTAAAGCCATCTTAATATCTGATGTATTATTAGTTAATATCATATCACAGATATTATTTGCTTGATTTGAGAAACTCTCATTAAACTTTTTAAATTTTAGTATTCTTTTCATTTTTTAATTTAGTATTTCTTTTTTTAGAAACTCTAATAGTCCCATAAATTCATCACATTTGTATGTAGATTCATGATAGTCACCATCATCATATGGTTCATATGAGTATAGAAAAACATAGTACCACTCATCATGATCTTTAAAAAAACGTAAATCAATATATAGATCACCTATATCCAAATAAAATTCTTCTTCTTCAAATTCAGTAGTTGGAGATTTTCGGACTGAAACATCTTCAAATTTTTCTTGAATCATATCATTTATAATATCAATTTCCTCTTGGATGATGGGAACTATACCTTCTATTTTAGAACCATACACTTCATCAGACACAACTTGATAAAGTTCCGAATTATCCTCAAATAAATTATAATTTTTTATATATCTCATTTATTATTTATATTCTTTTTTTAACTTTTACCAAAGTGTCATGTAGTATTCGGCTACCCAATTATGTATTCCATCGATAAGGCATTGCTCTAAACCAACAAAGTCAAAACATTTATAATAATATTCACTATGGTTAACATTCATAATAGCAAAATACCTATCATCATCATCCCTACAAAACGAAAATTCAGAGTCCGACATTTGATTAAATATTAATTTTACAACCTCCCCAACTTTTGCTACCTTTATATCTAATAGTTGTTCAGGTATATCTAAATATTTCTTTTTACTCAATTCTTTTTTGAAAAAATTTAAAACATTTTCAATTTCATTTTGACGAATTGTCTCAAGTTCAGGGTCATATTTTTTTTCATCACTTTCATCTACCGAACATTCTATTCCATCTTCTGAAAAAGTGATATTTTGTATTTCTTTCCAAAATTCTCTATCTTGTTCTACTGTTATAGTTTTGGAATCTGTACCAAAATCATTTTTGCAAGTAAGAGTAATTTCATTAGTGCCCTGCTTTAGTTTAAGATAATTTGCAACGAAATTCGAATTCTTATCAAATCTGAAATCCATCAATCCTCCAGGTTCAAATCTAAAGTTAGTAAATTCAACACCATTAACTTCTAAAGTTATGTTACTTGCATCATCAATGTTTGAAATCTTAGCCTGTATGGTAATATTATGATGTTGGGTGAAAATTTCATCTGAGTTAGGGACAATAATTGATATTATTGGTAACTGTCCTGAATTTTCAAAAAGTTTAAAAGTTTTTAAATGTTTCATTTTGTATTACTTAAATTCTGTTTTATTTACTAATGAATTTTTTAAATTTATCTAAAAACTCAATAAAATCTTTATCAAATAAATTTATACTTATTCCAATATCTTTTAATGAGTTGATATAGTCAGAGAAATATTTTTTATCATATATCGTAGATTGTTCCAGAGTTTCAATTCCTATATTTGGGTACATTTTTTCATATCCTATATAAGTTTTGTAGTCATTCTTCTCAACGTATTGTTTCAATTTATCCAAATTCCTATCAATTATACCAACATATTTTTCGTAATCAACATCTTCTAAATTATCAAATGAATATTCATAAAATAATTTTTCTAAAGTTTCAAAAGTTGTATTCCAATCATATATACTTTTGGCAAAATCATCTCCCTGAAATTTAGTTTTTACATATGGAAGTATTTCACTCTTTTTAAATTCAGTTCTCTCAACCCATTCAGGGTATTTCTTTTTTAATTCATCAATTAGTTTGGAAATCCTTTCCACAATCCTATCTTCAAAAATTATAGTCTTATCATTATAAAGCCCTTTCCCTTCGTCATAAATCTCCTTGAAATCACTTCCTTTATTTATGTGCAATTGAACAGCGCCATACTCATTAGTTGAATCGAGATAATGGTGATCAACATAAAATAAAGAAGTAATATTTTTTCTATTTTGTGGGGTATTATCAACATCATAAAATTCAATGATTGAATCAATAATTGAATTTGTAACAACATCTATAATAATGCTGGACTTATTTATTCGAGCTGCGTCAAATTGAATTTGCTTCTCATTCTTACCAATTACTGTACGTCCCCTTTTATGACCCGTAATTTTGGTTAATGCATCAATTAAATTATTTGAAATGAAAGTATTGACATCGTAACTATCCAACGATTTTAATTCATTTAATTGTCTAAAAGTCTTTAAACGTTTAATTTTGTATTACTTAAATTCTGTTTTATCATTTGATAAATAAAAATCATCGAAGTTAAAATATTTTTCATAGACTTCTCTAATTTTGTTTATGTTAACTTTTTCAACAATATCTTTAACAGACCAACCTTTCGGTAAAATCCAATGATTTACATTACTAAATCGATTAATCCTATCCTTTTTTAACTTAATCAAATAAGATTCTTTAATTGTTTCCAACCTTCCTTTAGTGATATATTTATCAGGGTTAGTAATTACTGTTCTTACAGCATCATAAACACTTTCAACATTCTTAGAAGATGTCTGTGTTGTTATCGATGTCACACCTTGTTGATTCATTCTTGATTGAAAACATCTAATATAGTATACTAATCCTCTTTTTTCTCTTACTTCTGTATAAAGTGGTGAAGATAAACCAGATGATAACATACTATTTATGAAAGTGATATAAGCGAAGTCCGATTCTGCTACCGGAGAAACCATAATTAAGGAAGATTTATCACCAAAATCATTCATCTTTTCTATAGTCGCCTCTGGATAAGGTCCAAATTTTACTTTTTTGTTTATCTTAGGTTGAAAGAAATCAATATCATCTCTATCAAATTTTGTTTTAGCGGAAACATTGATAATTTTTGTTGGGTTTTGAAATTGTAATTCGAAGAAATTTAGACAATCCATAAATTTAAGATTTTCTAAATCTTCTCTCCTTCCAATTGGATCATAGTCTAAAAACAACTTTCTGCCTAAATTCAAAGCATGCGATTCTGTTTGTTCCCCAAAATAATCTGTGTATTCTTGAAGAACAATATTTCTTTCTTTTTCGAAGTCCTCTTTAGTAATATTAAATTGTGACATCAAGTCAAAAATTTCATATTTACGTGCGTTTATGTTCTCTTCTAAGCCAGTAAAATAAAAAACTATATTATTACTATCGGTATAGGCATTCCAGTCAATAGATTCTCTTTCTAAATCTTCTCTTAGATGTTCGAAATTTTTGCACATTAAATGTTCTCCTAAATGTGCCAACCCTTTCCAACCTTCTTTTTCTAAATTAGTAGAACCTTCGTAAACGATATAGAATCCAGATAAATCTGTTTGACTTTTGAGATTAATAATCATTTTCTTCTAAATATTTTTTTATTATATAATCAACCAATCTTGATTTCTTATAAAAATTTTTTTCAATAGTAATTTTTTCTAATTTACTATTCGAATCATTATCTATACTTATAGATATTTTAACTTTCTTTTTATTGTGAGGTATTTTAGCCATATTCAAATTATATATTAAAATCAATAACTGTAATATTAATGTATGAAAAAAAGTTTTAAAAAGGTAAGAAAAAAGTAAGAAGAAAACAAGTGTTATTTAATATATAGTACTATGATAGTTACAGAAAAAGTATTAATAGAAGTTAATAATAAAAATATCCATATTTTTAGGAAAAAATTAGGTTGTGATATAGAAATAGGATTGAACGAAATCTCTGTTAGAGATTTATCTAAGGGTAGTCATTTCAAAGTAGAAGTGAAGTGTGATTCTTGTGAAAGTATTAATAATATAGAATGGAGAGCCTATTTGAAATTCACAAAAGATGAAACTGATATTTATTGTTGTAAAAAGTGTAACAATGTTAAAGTCCGTAAGACAAATTTGGAAAGATACGGTGTTGTCTGTAACTCTCAATTAGAAAGTAATAAAAAAAAGGTAAAAGAAAAGTCACATTCATCAAATATAAAAAGAATAGACACGCTTGAGAAGAAATATGGTGAATTTTATTTTGATGTTATATCTGAAAAAAGGAAAAAAACTATGTTCAATAAGTATGGTGTACAAAGCTCATTTCAAATTGAGGAAACAAAGGAAAAAAGGAAAAAATCACTAAAGGAAAAATATGGATCAGAAACATTCAATAATCCAGACAAAACAAAAAATACAAGAATATGTAATGGAACTCAAATAAATGATGACTTGATAAACGATTTCATAGACTATAAAAAAATTGCTGTCAATAGAACAAATACTATTTATAACAACAATAAAGATATAATTAATCCATTAAAATACAAACGTTCTCAAAATGATTATCATATAGATCATAAATTTTCATTAAAGCAAGGATTTTTGAATAATATACCAATAGAAATAATAACACATCCTTTAAATCTACAAATGATATATTGTAAAGAAAACTTATCAAAACAAGATTCTTGTTGTATATCTCTTGAGGATTTGTTGATTTTAATCTTTGAAAACGACATCGAAGTAAAAATAAATCATACTTACATAAAAGAAAAATACTCTAATATCAAAGCAACCGTTGAGAACATACTCAAAGGTATCAAAAAGTAACCACTAAATGCATTTTTTCAAGAATGAAATCTATGTAATTAGATAAATATTTCATTTCTTTATTTTTTATATGTTGAATACCACTGATTCAATAATTCTAACGCTTCTTCTCTTGTTGAAACACTATTAACAATTTTTCCAAATTCAGATTTATAAAAATTTGGTATATCGGCACCACTCAAACCTAAATCAGAAAAATCGTCTTTTGTAATTAATTGTTCTTTTTTATATGATTTTGCGGCTTTTACTTCTTCTGGTTTTCTTGTAACATTTACTGGGTCAGTAGTCCATGCAAATAGCGGATATTTTCCCCAATATGGGCTTTTTAATAAATCTGAGACAGTTCCGAATCCTATGAATTGTGCTTCTAATAATGTATCTATTTTGTTTTGACACAATTCAGTTAATTCGGATTTATCTTTACCCAAATCTGATTCTTGCAAAAAATTTCGATCTATTCTATTGAGTTCTTGACTAATTATAGGATTTTTTCTTATGGCTCCAGTTAGAGTATATCCATAATTGTAATACCACTCATTGATTGTAACGAAAAATGTCCATCCAATAACTGAGTTCTCATCTAGTTTTACTACATAAACATGTTTACCATATACTGATTTCAAGTCCGGTGAGAAAGCCTTTTCATCCATAAAATGAACACACCTCAATCTGTCAGGAAAACCAGCATTTATTAAAGAATCATTCCAAATATTCTGACCAGTCAATATTCTATCTTTACTTCTTGACCATTCTATTTCGGTATTGTCACCAATGATATCTTCATGACTGAATCTATAAAATTGAGGAGATTCAAGATAAGCTTCAAATAATTTAAATGTTTTAATTCTTTTCATTTTAGTATTTGTTTAATATATTATTGTCCGATTGGACATATTCACCTAATTCATTTCTTTGTAAAATATTGCCTATTTCATCAAATTTATAAAATTTATAAGCATCTTCTTGTCTTTCTACTAAGTAATAGTTATTTGGGTTGAGATTAAGGTATTCTTTAAGATTTGTTTTTTGTTTTTCGTAAGAATGTCTTAGATAATCCGTTGGTACATTTCTATCTCTTTGGATATTACCTATCTGAGCCATTTCCAAGCTACCTATCAAGTGAATAAAAATTATATCGAATCCATTCTGAATAGACTTATTGTAAATATTTTTAATATTTTCGAGTTGAGTTCCGGTTGTATCATAGATAAATGATGTTCCATTGTCGATAAAATAAAATAATCTATCTAAATTTAATTTAGAAGCTGTAGAATGATATGATTTTGGATCTTTAGTGAATTTTAAAGAGACATCGTCAGTAGAGAATGTTTTTATATTCGGATTTCTTGGTTGGATAAATTTAGAAATGAAAGTCGATTTACCAATTCCAGGTGTGCCGAGTAAAATCACACCTAATCTATTAGAACGTGTTAATTTTGGAATTGGATCGTTCTTTGAATGTTCCTCAAGAAATTTAGTAAAGCTAAAAATATTCATCATTATTTTAGTGTAATTTTCAATAAGTCACCTGTTTTTTCTTTGGTATAAGAACCTGGTATACAACTATCAAATATAAGTCTAATTTTTTCCTCCATAGATTCTGGAGTAAAATGATCCTCCTTTGCATCATCTTTGTTTAAAAAAATTATCAAATTGACAGCATTTAATAGTTTTTCCATTTGAAAAATTAAAGAACTACCTTCAACTTTTAAGTATGTTTTTAACTTATTTTCTATTTTCCATTCTCTAATAATTGATGATGGTAATATTCCACTTCCAAAATTTTGTAATAGTAGAATCTCATCAGAAAGTGCCTTTGCTGCTATTTTGGGAAAATTATCTAAAGCATTATTTTGCTCTAGCCACAATTTACCATAAGGAAGTTGATGCCAACCATAGGAAAATTTTATGGTTATGTCATCTGATAAACTTGTATCGAGAGTATATCCAGCTAGTGGAAATTTAGAACCAGTCCATTTGTACAGAAAATAATCAAATGTTCCAAAGCTTCCATCTATAAGTTCATCTTGAATTTCTAATCTATATTTGGAGAATAGGGAAGAGAGACTGGATTCATCCCAGCCTAAATCATACAAGTCTGATTCTATTATATCTAAATCTTTATCTGGGTCTCTTTCAGATCGTGCTAATTTGCTATAAGATTTAACCATTTCTTTTTCGTCACCGGAAAATCTTCTGTATTGTTCTATCAATTTTTTAAAATCCTCCAAGAATTTTTCAAGTGCTTTCTCTTGTTCTAATTCAACTTGTATACCTTTAATATTTAGTTTAATATTGGTCATCTTATATTTATCATTTATTCTATATATAAAAATAGATTTTACTAAAATTCCCTACTAGATAAATATTGAAGAAAGTCAAAACTGTTATCTTGAAAGTTTAACATTTCTCTATTGATAGATACAGGTTCAATATCACTTAAATCTAATTTCCTTTCAAAAATTATTTCAGCAGCATCTTTTCCACTTTTACAATGCCAAGTCTTGTTCCTAATACCACATAGATTAAAAAATTTAGACAAAATTGCACCTGTTTTCCAACCTACCTGATCATTATCACAAAGTATATTAATCGATGATGGTTTACTTTCCAATAACCTATACAATTGAATAGAAGACCACATTGCACTCGATACAGAAACTGCGTTCAGTCCAATAGATTTGAGTGACATCATATCAAATAAACCCTCACAAATCCAAACTTCATCCATTTCTTTTTCTAAACCCCAAACATCTATATCGGGTATAGCTAAAGAATACTTCAACTTACCAACAGAAGAGATTTTACGAATTGTACAATTTTTTAGTATACCTGATTCAAAAAGAGGGATAATTATTCCTTCTTCCGGGAAATTTGGGTCGAGAAATGTATTGAGTAGTGGATGAAGCGAGAAATTTAATTTATTAAGTATATCATGATCTTGAATAAATGAAACCCCGCTTAACGAATATTGATTTATAATATCTTCATTGATTCCTCTCGAGTTTAGAAATTTCGATTCAGTATCCGAAAATTTACCAGTATTCTCGAATATTTGTGTGGATAGACAGGAAATATCTGATATTTTTAGTTGGACATCTTCTGAATCTAAATTCAATTTGGATTTGTCTATTTCTATGAACCTCTCAAAGTTATTATAAATTTTCTTCACCCAATTGAGTTTTTTTTCAACTTCTAATAATATTTTGGTGTCGATATCTTTCGGTAAAAAATTCTTGACAACCCCTTTAACACTACGGTTGTTATATAAGATATATGCTAGTTCTTCATTAGTATAATTCATAGTTTATATATAGAAAAAAACTGGTTAGATTTCTCTAACCAGTTTAATTTTAAATCCCGTTTTGAAATTTATATTTTTCATATCTGTTGACTAAATCAATCAAGAATTTATTTCTAACAATGTCTTCTGATGTAAATTTATGATAATACACATCACCTAACAACGTTTTATACTCAGTAATATCAGCTACATCATCTTCTTTGAAATTATATTCACCAGTAATTATCGAAATAAAATCTAAAAACTTTGAATCTTTCTTTTTAATATCATATTGAGAAACATCACCCATCATCATTGCTTTTGAGTCTTTACCTAAACGAGTTGCCCACAACATTAATTGATGCATAGTACAATTTTGAGCTTCATCCAATAACATTATTGAATGGTCGTACGTAGTTCCTCTCATGTAAGCGAGCGGTTCAACGACTATTTCTCCCGTTGATTTTAAGAATTCGAATGTTTGTCCTCCTAAAATTTTTTTGAAATTAGAGAAATAAGATTGCATATAAGGATCTGTTTTTTCCTGGATTGTGCCGGGCAAGAAGCCTAAATTCTCCCCTGATTCTTGAATTGGTTTAGTTAAAATAATCTTTTCAATTTTTTTATCAGCTAAGAGTCCTATCGCAGCGTAACAAGCTATAAAGGTCTTTGAAGAACCTGCGGGACCTTGGCAAATTGTAAGAGTGTTATTCCTAATTCCTTTATACAGGTTAGTTTGTTTTTCGGATAGAGAAATAGTTTGTTGTACTTTTTCCCATTCGCTTTTGGTAATACCCGACTTTCTGTTAGTTCTAGTTTTGTAGTGGTCATCGGCCATTTGTTGCATTTCACCTTGTTGTTTTTGTTTTTCCTTACTCATAGGCTTGGTTATTTTTTGATGGATTGAATCCGTAATCTATTTATTTTTTATTGAACTTTCTCTCAAGCTGAAAAGCTCAACTTTAATATATAATCATAAATGATTTTATTTGATGAAAGATAGAGAAGAACTTTTGGTGGGTTTAATTTTCGGTGCAGATACCGAATATTCTATCAATATTTCAGATTATATAGAGGAAGTATATAAATATGATAGATTTGTAGTTGAAATAAAATCTATCCTGAAAAAATCAAAAGTTTCTATAATTAGAGAAAGTTTAGAATTAGATAAAAACGGTCCGATTTGGACAATAAAAGTAAAAAAATAATATGTTTGTAAGAAATACGGATACTGGTAAATGGTTCAATCAAATTGATACTCTATCAAAGGATAATTATGACGATTTAAGACAAGATTTAGAAAAAGTTAGGCTTTATTCCAAATGTTTAAGTGGATCTACTTATTTACCAATTGATGGTTTTGAAAATATATACAATACTTTTGACATCCAAAAAATTGGATTTTATATTAGTGAATCTAATACGCAAGTCAGAAGACCACTCAATGGACCAGTGATTCCACTAACAAGTAATAACTCTGATGAATTTTACACAAAGTATTTGAAAGAAAATGCTTTCACTATAAAAAATTTATTTACACCAAATAAATTAATTGACGACCAACTAGATAATTATCTGATTGTCGATGTGTCAACCGATGAAGAAATTATAGATTTAGGACAAGTCAATACTAATTACATTATTGATGGTGTTAGACTTGTAGAGGGAAATAGAGTTTTAGTTAAAAACCAAACTAGTATTATTAATCTATCAAATAATATAGATCCTGAAGTATATTTTTCTACAACTGAAATAGTTTCTGAATATTTTTTAGATATCGACAATATTACTTCGAAAACTTATTTTTGGTATAATAATCAAAATGGAATATATCTTTACACAGAAAATAAACTTGTAAAAACTTCAGAGCTTGATAGTTATGATGATGTCTATAGGTATTCGGTAGTTGTGAGTTCTGGTGAAATATATCGTGAGAAACAATTTCATCTAAATAGGCTTAGGAATGGTTACTTTCCAATTTCTAGTGAAGGCAATAATATGCAATTTGTTGAAAAGAAAAATTGGGTACTCAGAAACAGAGTAGATTACAATAATATTTTTGATATAAACTATTATGATATTATTCAACACTCTACACAATCTGTCTATGTAGTAGATGAGGGTAGAACGTATAGCATTCCACCTAGAACAATTGCTGTAGGTGAATTTGGTGTTATAATTAATAATCAAGATAAACTCTCAAGTGGTGCTACTTTCAGTCAATCCCATATAATATCCAATAAATTTAAAGTAAATCTAAGAAACATAACAGAAGTTGATAATTATTATTGGTGTTGTGGTGACGAGGGTACTCTATTAAAAATATCAAAACAAAATTTTAAGATAGAAAGAATTGATTTAGGTGAAACTAATCACTTGAAATCCATATCTTTTTTCAGTAATATTTATGGTAAAGTAGTAGGTGAATATAATACTATTTGGTGGACTAAAGATGGAGGCTTAAATTGGTCTAAATTAGAAATACCTGAACTAGATATACATTCCTATAATAAGGTCATTTATTATGATTTGAATCAAACCTATGTTGCTGGTGATAGGGGTATCTTTATAGAATTTTCTTTTGTGAACGGTGCTTGGTCTGCCTATAAAAGGAAAGTTGCTAAGCAACTGAGTCCAATAGATGAATATGTTCTATTTGATGATATAAATGACTTGTTAAATACCAAATGGACAAAGCTAGTAGATTATAATTACAGCACATCTTCTCTCATACCGGATTTTGGTAGTAATTTGACATTTACTAATACTGAAAATAATACGTTCGGATTATCCCCAAATTATAAGTTACAAATAGAATTTGCAAGTGATTATTTTAGCAATGCTGCCCTCTTCACATCGGACTTTTATGTAGCTATAAAGGTTTCGGACTCATTAGGTAATATTGTTTATGTAAATTCTCCCAACTTTGGTTCACCATTTACACCACCTGGTGCCCTATACACAACTTGGGATATGTATAATTCCACCTTCAATCCACCAATTGGTGCAACATCTGTTTTCAAACCTCAAGCTGAAATAAGTTTACCTTATCTATCAGATGGAACTTTACAAGAAACTAAATTCAAAGTAGATATAGAAATTAATTATAATTATGATGCGCAAAATGGCACTATTAGCCCATCTTATGGCTTTGCAACACATTCTTATGTAGTTGATACCAAAAGTGCAAATCTTCTAGTTTTGGGTGGGAATGAAAATAATATTATTTGTTATGATAAAACTGGTTTAATATCAAATTCACAAAATCAATTTATTTATTTATCAACAACTCAATCATTTTCTGATGTAAGAAGTCTTTCAAAAACTAAAAATGGTATTGATATATACGTTGTTGGTGATAAAATTTATAACTTTAGTTTAGGTGTTTTTACAAATAATGGAACTGTAAGTAACGTTTCTACCGGCACAGCCAATTTGATAAGTGATAAATTTGTAAATAAGCTTGTCTTTGATGAAAATCTACGACCATATATCGCGGGTAATAATTCATTATTACAATTTATACCACCAACCACAACAACTTTTGTGGATTTGGATCCAACATTTAATTCCAAAATTAAGTCTAGATTATTATTTTTGGATTATGATATTGCTTCTAAATTGAACTTCTTTACGGACGATGGTGAATATAGATTACCAAATTCGGTTTCATTTACACAAAGTCTTTTTACACAAAGCTTAGTAGTAAAAAATATTACTAGTGAAAGGAATTGGCTGAGTTATTACAAAGACGCCGAAAAAACATTTACATACTATTCGAGTATTTCTGATCTTGATAGGGTTGAATTCTCAACAACATTTAGTAGTGTGAATAGGGATGTAATATTTAACATTAATCCATCTGAAGTAACATCATCTCTAAACTTGATATTACCATTTGCCCCTTCTTTGGCAACGGCTACTTTCTCGAGATTTATTCAACACTCAACCCCTATTAGTTCACCACTACCAATTGGTATAGCCTATTCCAACCTAAAATTATTTCTATATAAATATCTTTTGATTTTTAAAATTAATAGAGATGTTGAAATTGGTGAAGTACTCAGATTGACTTCAAATGCAATAGACTGTAATCTTGTGGTAAATAGAATAGAAAGATATTTATTCAATACTAGCATCACAAATGATCCAAAGGTAAGATTAACTATTTGGCCAATTGCCTTGCTACCAGGACAAGAAGTTGATACTTATGTTTATTGTTATTCGGAATTTAACGATAATATTATCAAAAACTTACAATTGACAAATGCAAATATTTCCATCAGAAATCTAAATAGATACAATACGGTTGATAAATTAGTTGAAAAATTCAATCTACATCCAATATCTATTGGATATAATATGGCGACTAGTTCTAATATTGTTACAATTTCACCAAGATTCAATAATAAAACCGCCTATTATAATTTACAGTCTACTGTAGTTTTAGGTACACAATCAAAAAATATGGAATATCAGGAGAGTTTTCTTAATTTTGGTTATAGTCCAACATATAATATTTTAGATTATTTAGAAAAAGTAGATAATAGATTTTATCCAAACTACAGATTTTCTGTAATGCCTGAATTCTATTCACTTGTTGGTAGCGATACCTTGGATCCGAATTCAATTTATATCGACTTAACAGTTGGACAAATTTCCGCTACTGTTAGTAATGGACAAACAATAAATAATGTCAATTATTACAGATATGGAACAAACCAAATAGTATTTGGTAATAATTTGAAATTCTACTGGGATGCACTCTTTATTTACACTTTCATAAATCTTACCATAAATTCGACATATACAACAAACAAATTGTTGATAACCAAAAAATATTATAGCCAAGAATTTGATGGTTGGGTGATGGAATTTAATAAGAAAATTGAAGTCGATCCAACAATATCTAACTCTTTGAATATAAACACAATAGATTTAGTATCAAGAAATAGTTTGGAGTTGATAAGTTCAGATTTACAAACGCTTAATAATATACAAAGAAGTTCAACAACAAAAAGTGTGCAATTTTTAACTAATTTTACTAATTTAGAAGGCGAACTATCTACAAAAATATCCACTGATTCATATTTAAAAATATTAGTATCCGATTATAACATCCGAGAGTTTCTAAGTGCAATCATCTATACGGATGAGGATTTTCAAATGGCTATGAATTTACTGAATGTGGAAAGGGAAGTAAAATACAAAATATCAAATACCTTCAGAAACATAAATGATAAACTTGCTCTTTCGATTCCCGGTGAAATAGAATTGAAAGAGGGTGATTTAATAGAGTTGTCATTCAATGGTGGTACCTTTTCATCTGAATTTTTGAATCCACAATATTTTGGTTTACACACTGTAATATCAACTTTTAATAATCCCGTTTCATCATTTGTGATTACATCCTTGGACTATGATGTTGCTTCTATTACTATTGACTCCGGTACGATTTCATTTATAAAAAAAGATCCATTTTTTAATTATTTGCCTGTTGACTTATTCGATTTGGGTAGTGATAAAAAAGTCAAAAGGGCTATACAAATTAATCCAGAAAACTATGTTCTTGATTTGAATCAATATAATTTAGAAAATGTTGATTTGGAAAACTTTAGATATGAATTAGTTGATGGTTTATCATTAGAGGATTTAACAAATAATTTTTCTTGGGTATTAGAAGCCGAAATTTCCGAGGCAATTTTAGGTAGAGATAAGAACGGTAACTTTATTTGGTATAGTGGAATTTGGCACTGTGGGAGATGGTTTGGTGGAACTTGGTATTCTGGAAGGTGGGTAAATGGTGACTGGTATAGAGGCATTTGGAATTCAAATAATACAACTTTCGGAATAATTTCAATCACCGTTGATGATAAATTTGTCGATAATTCAGCTTCTCGTTGGTTCAACGGAAGATGGTTTGACGGAACTTGGAATGGAGGTACTTGGTATTTCGGTCGTAGATATAGTGGCGACTGGAATACAGGAAATTGGTATGGTGGTATTTGGAATGATGGTAAGTGGAATAGTGGTACGTTCCAAGGTGGAATATGGGTTCGAGGTGTATGGGAAAGCGGAATATTTAATTGTAATTCAGAGCCAGCTTATTGGCTTGATGGACAGTTCAAGTTAGGTGATTTTGAAAATGGTATATGGTATAATGGTCAATTCGGAAATGATAGGGGTATACTTGCAAGATTTGGAACAAAGTCAAGCAATAGTAGAACATCACTATGGCATGGTGGTAAGTGGATTGATGGGGAATTTCATTCAAATCTAAACATTGATTCATCCACTGGGTTACCTACAATATCAGAAATACATAAGTATTCAATATGGAGAACAGGAATTTGGTTAAAGGGTACATTTTATGGTGGAATTGCTTACAATATTGATTTCAAGAATGGTAGTTGGTTCGGTGGAATTCTGGAAGAAATTCAAGTAATTGGTGTTGATCCGATTTTACCAGCTACATCATCTACAAATTCAATAATTTTGAATGGTATCTTTAAGTTCAATACTGGAGATGAGATTTGGGTTATAGATGATGATAGGGATGGTGCTTTCTCGCCACTTGGTAATAATAGAAATCCATTAAAATATAGAATAAATAAGATCGTTGAAGATGACATCAATAAGCAAACTAAGGTATTTTTAAACTACAATCTATCATCACTTGGTGTCGATCCATCTATTGCAACAGCGAGTTATAATAATGTTGAAACGGGACTGAGAGTTGTCAGTCACTTTAAAGATTCCTACTGGAAGAGTGGGTTATGGACTAATGGCATTTTTGATGGTGGTCAATTTGATACTGGAATTTGGTATAACGGAGTATTCTTATCTGGATTTTGGGGAAATTAGATTAGAGATGATATTTTTTATAAATTAAAATTAATATATACAAATATGAACATAAAATCATATACTTCATTTATTAATGAAGATTTAAAATCCGACATCGAATCAAGTCTGAAGTCTGAAAATAAAGACTTGAAATTAGCAGTAATTGAAAAAATTATTAAGTCTTTGAAATCAGAAGAGGAAGATGTTTTCAAGGAATTCATAGAGGCATACATCAAGGATGATATCAAAAATCAAATAGTGGGTTTGATTAATGATGCAGATGTATATGAGTTTTATCTTAGCTATAGAAACGAAATCGACGAATTACTTTCAAATATAAACTTTTATGATGAAAGTCCATCTGAAATAAATTCATTCAGTTTGTATGACTATTTAGTAAAAGGTACACAGAAAGCAATAAAAGAAACCATACTACAAATAAAAGAAGAATTGGATTCATCATCACAGAAATGATAATCAATTGAAAAAATTTGTAATAAATGTAGTCAAGTTAAGATGTAAATGAAAATGATTAAAGACTAAGAGCGTTAGAGTAGAAAAGGTAAATAATAATTTCAAGAGTAGAAATGAGTCTGATATAAATTTTACTTTTACCCACCTGACTATGATATTTAGTATAGAATATAAAATAAAATAGGAGACAAAAATTAACCAATTAGAACCTATTAATCCAAAGAAAAACCAGAAGAAATTCAAACTCTCAACAAAATGTACAAATGAGAAAAATTCAAAATAATTCTCTGAAAAATCAGATTTTTCTGGTTTTTTTCCAGTAACCTTTATAAACTTATGCAAAAATTCTTTGATGTAAACATATTTTGTATAATTAGCTAATAACAGGAAGTTAAGGAGTAATAATATAAGACCAGAAAAGTAAAATACTGATGCCATAGTAAGTAATTTTTAAATTATATCTTATGTTCGGTATTTGTTTATAATAGAGAAGTAGAGTTTTAATATATATTTGAAACTATAATTTTTCAAAATATATGGCTGTAACACCAAATTATAAGAGACTTAAAACTAACGGTACTTCATTTTATGCATTTCCTGGTGCCGCAGAAGATATATCTGCTGCTTATCAAAATCAAAATTACAGAATGTATTTTTCAAAATATATTCTTTTGAATTTCCCTAAACAAAATACAAATCCAGGTACTAACAGCAACGATATTTATTTCGACTTTGATAATTCGTTTCAAAGATCCGTTTTTTCTCAACCAACTGTAGATTATAAAGATCAGCTCATAGAATCCTTAAGAAATTATGTTGCAAACCAAGAAGTCTCTATAAAAGAATCAAAATTAAACAATACTGAGTATTATTACGATAACAGAGTTTTATCTACCCCAACAGAAAAAATATTCTGGAAATGGTGTAGTAAATTAAACTTGATGGACTTCGAACCGGCAAATACTGGTGATGAATACTTCGGTAATTTAGCAGAATTTCAAAGTTTAAATGTCAACGATGTTCAGTTCTTCCCAGAGATTCTTTGGAAGGAAAGGGAAGTTATTGAATGGGAAACTGCTCAATTTTACGAATCTGGTGAACCAGGATATACTAGTAAATTAGAAATTGAATTCGAAGGAACAACTAATTTTAGAGTCGGTGACATCATTGAATTTGATAATATTTCAAACAGCACTTTAATTGGTAATGGAATTTACAGCGGTAAGAGAACTACTGTGCAATTAATCAAAGCACCAACCAGTGTTTTAGGTCAAAGAATAGTTACTTCTATAAATTATTCAGCTACTACAGAAACAGACACTGGTTCCTCCGCAAAAATATCTTACCATAGATTAGTTCAATATATTGGTGAAGTCAATGGTATTAATAACGTCAGTGAAGCAAATCGTTCTTATACAGAAGTTTATGCACACATACCAGATCACACTGGTCAAACACCTGATATCTTATTTAGAACTGCAGTTGATGAGAATTATAAACCCAATTTGATATTTCCGATCCTACCATCACAATACCAACCTGAAATAATTGGCGCGGCATTGAATGGTAGTATCAATTTCAGTAGTCCAATTGTTGCGAATCCAACAAATTATCCTGGAAATTACTACGGTCAGTTTGATACAGAGGATTTCACATATGAGATTGCAACAGGTGATGTTGTAAGAAGGAGTGGAGATTATTTTGGAATTAGTGGTGATACAGATAATCCAGTTGTAGATGGTTCGACAATCGATGGAGTTTCTGTGGACTTCGACACTACACACTATGTAAAAATGAATATTTTAGGTAGAGAAGTCGGTAATTTTGATTCGTTTAATGCTTTAGAGGTTAATAATGAACCACCATTGGATTTTGAATTCAATGCGATATTATGGTATTATACTGTTGAAGATTTGAATGGCAATGCCACAACAAATTTATATGGTATTTCATTTGTAGACAATCCAGATAATAATCCAGTCGAATCAGAAGTTGGTATAAGAGTTCCTACATTTAAAAAATTAGCTGCAAATAATATACAAGATGGAACATCTTATGCTTTTTCACTAAATCTAAGTTTTAATATTGTAAACGAAAACCCACAAGACACATTTAATCCTGAAGCTATCAATTCACTATTCAGTATGAATCTATTCAATACAGCTATGAGAAGATTGAGTGGTGTGAATGAATCATATTTAAATATAATTGCTGAACAAAATACTCTACAAGAAGAAATAGTTAATATTAAACAATTACTCTATAGTCAAACTGATTTTGCAGTAATTAATCAAAAAATATCAAATTTAGAAACCCTATTGAGACTCTATTCAACTATGCAATTTGAGTCAAGTGAAACAATAGAAGTAGTAGTTGATACTGTAGAATCGCCTCCGAAATTGACTATGAATAATATTGATACTGTTTATAGTAATATTTATAGAATAAATACATCTAGTCTATATAACGCAAATGGGGCAATACCTTATATTATTAGCGTACCTTATAATAAAAACATATTGATACATATCACAAATGATGATGTGAATAATATCACATTACCAAATGGTGAGAAGTTAACAATACTTCTTGATAAAGATTTATATTTCAAACAAAGTGTGGATGTCATTGTGGAGTCAAATGACTTGGCAACTCAAAATAAACAATTAGAAATCTTTATAAGCTATCAATTCAATTCATCAACAAATCCTGCGGTAGAGACTCAAATAATTGAAACAATAGACATGCCGGTATTCTTTAATAGCACAACTCAATTAACAAACTCAGCAAAAAATTGGAGTGAAAATAAATTCGAGATAGATTTGGGTAAAACACTACAATTAACGACTGGTGGTATCTTAGAAGTGCCAATTTTAGCGAATTCAGCTCTTGTGAATAACGCTTTCAAAGTAGGTGATACCTTTTATTTAGAAAACTTTACTATTGGTACAACAAGTCAAATTGACTTTTCTGGGCAGTATACAATTGATAACATTGGTGTGGTGAACTCCTACATATATTTGGATGTAAATAATAACACGGAATTAATAAATTATGGTTCCAGTAGTAGTAATATTACCAGTGGTGGATTGCCACTACCATTCAATTCAACAGCTTCATCATATTTATTATCTAATTATCCTTATTTAAGACTAAATAAAGGTGCGAAATATAAAATTACCCGAGTCGACAATTCAATTTCAAGTGGTGCTGACGAAAGATATTTAGTAGAAAAACAATATCTATAATATTTGAAGAAACTTTGAATAATTTCAAAGTTTCTTTTTTTAATATATAATATATGAAATCAATCAAATCATATAAAGACTTTTTGAGAGAAGACAATAACGATATAGCTCAAGAGATTATTTCTTTGGCTGATGGTGACTCTTATGCACAAACTCTAATATCTAAATATTGTAAAAACTTTGACACATCAATAGATTCGTATTCGGTTATATCATTATTGGATAATGAGACTCAAACAAATTTACTAAGTAAAATTAAAGAATATAAATCAAAGAGTGAAGAATTCCCAGAGGTATTTGCGAATACCGATTTGAATTTATTAGAATCAAAAAGTTTTGTAGCTGGAAAAAACTTATTCAATTGTTTTTTAAAAATTTTAACTGCACTTGGATGTAAAGGCATACAAGTAAATTATGAACTTACACCTAAAGACTATCTTGTATACTTAGTAACAAATGATTTGAATTATTTAGATATTAGAATGGTCTCATCTAGATTCAAGTATTTAGATATGATTATACAAGATATGCAGACAAGTACACAAGTTGCTAAACTTTATTATGGTCTGAAAAATAATATGGTATTGGAATATGGATTAACCTTTCAAGATTCTATTCATAAAATTGGAGAGTTCAAATTCAAATTCGAAACATATGAATCACTAATAAATTCACCTTTACTAGCTTTATTCAACTTCAAGACTCACCTGAAAAACTTTAACTACGAAAAATTAAAATTATTTGGTAAAATAAAAGAGGCTATGAATAATTTTAGTCCAGGTTATTTCGAAAAACAGTCAAAACCTACTATCAAGGAGGATATAATGACTTTTGGATATTATGGTATCGGTAGATGGGATGACGGTTTCATGGATCATAATGAAATACAATCTCTTAAAAATAATCTTAAAAACTATCTGATACAATTTCCTTGGTCGGAACAACTACAATTATCTATCGTAGCTAAAGAATATTGGCTTTATATTAATATTAAATTAAAGTAATTTCTGAATCATTTTTTTAATTGAATCTGGTGTTTCTATACTAGCATCATTTTTATTAGTCTCGGAATCTTTTATCCATTGACTGATTTCATATAAGTCATCGATATCATAAATATTTGATTTTCCATCTTCTTCAATCAATTGAGAACCTTGTTTAAAAATATTGGATATATCTTCTTGACTTTTACCATAGTCAACAAAGAATAATAAAATTTGCCCTGCTAATGGATGTTTCTCAGAAATTTTATCTAAAACATCTTTCTCTAAATGTTTATTATCCAAATCTCTATCAGCTTTATAATCATAATCAAATAAGTTATCTAATCTCCTTCTCATTTTGACACCATCATCAGTCAAAATTTTTCTACCCAAATTTTTATATCCATATTTTTTTGCTAAATAGACCATCAATATTTGTCCGTATCCTTCACCTCTTACGTGAGACTGGATTGACCCAATTTCAATTTTCCCTTTATATTCACTATAAAGTACCGTAGCAAGTAATTTATTATCACTTTTCGAATAAAGTTTAGCCGTATAATTGTTTTGACCATAGAAGTAATCTCTATGGTCATCCACGACTTTGAAGTTGTCTAAAACTTTATAAGGATTTGTCTTATCAATTTTGGTGAAATTTTCATTTACCTTGAAACTACTAAATAATTTTAAGAATTTCATTCGTAAGATTTTAATATCTCAACAACTTCTTCTTTTTGTTCAGGCGTTGTTTGTAATGATGTAGAACACCAGCCAATCCATTCTGCGAACAACTTTTGTTTTGCAACAGGATTTTTAAAATTAGCGTCACCACTTTCTAACTCATCAAGTAAATATTTCAGTATTTCATTTGTCCCGTATTCAATACACTGTTTAACAACCATATATCTTCTTTCGGCAACATTTGCACCATGTGTGACTAATAGTTTAACAACATCTAAATTTTGATTTCTCGATGCTGCTCTTAAAGGATAACCTTTCTCAAAGTTAGCATCAATTCCATTTTGTAAAACAAATTTCATAGCGTCTAAATCATTGATGATAGTATTTAATATTTCATTTGTTAGCTCACATCCATTTTTTACCAAAATTTTAATCATATCTAAGTCCTTAGCAAACTTAATCGGATTATTCAATGTTGGAACAGCACCCTTTTTGATTAATAATTCAACTTTTTGTTTATTGTTTTCTCTGACTGCGTTTTCTAATGGTTTGCCATTTTGTGCGTTTGGATTAGCACCTGCTTCCAAATATTTTTCTATATCCACAATAGGTAAATTTTCTTTGATAATTTGTTTAGAAGCTTCGATTCTTCTCTTCCTAGCTTCAATTTCCTCTTTAGTCATAGGTTGCATCGCCTCTTTAGGTATGCTCCATTTTTTGAGAGTGTCAATAATTTTAGAGGCGTGATTTTCATCATTCTTTAGATGACAAGCAGTTATTCTATAACTCTCACCAATTGTAACTCCAATAACAGACATATTATCTGTTGATGGTAATTTGAAATTATAGATATAAAATTGTTTAGTGAATTTTTCTTCACCGACATAAAATTCCCAAGAACCGATAGATTTTGCTATACAATGTCTAGTATTTGCGTTTAAGTCTTTGTTAGCAGCATATGACCTAACTTCTAAGATAAGTATATTGTCTTTTAGATAAACTTGTTCAGCACCATTAGATAAACCATATTGCTTATTAACATTTTCGATTGCGACTATGAAATCTTCAAATCCTGAATTATTAACAGCCTGTATATTAGCTTCTGCTGCTTGAATTAGAGAATTTAAGTTTTGATATTGTTTTACCGAACTAAAGAAAAAATCCTGTAACTTCTTATTTTTGATAGGATCTTTCTTACCACTTTTATCTGTACCATATTCATCGAAAGCTTTTGCAATAGCCACAATTTTTTCTTTTTGGAATGGAGTCATTTTTTCTAACCAAGCTTTTTGCCAAGAAAGTAATTGCTGAACCCATTTGTTGTAAGAAACTCCTTCTTCTAATGATCCTAAATCATCTATAAGTCTTTCTATAGCCGGTCTAAATTGTCTACCTTCCTCTTCTGATGATTTTTTTTCTTCATCATTTGCTGCCTTACTTACATATCTATCAATCGGCATTGGGAGATTACTTAAAGAGCTTCTCAATCTTTTTAACTTGTCTACTAAGTTTTTTAATTCTGAGAATCTATCTTCTTCGCTCAAATCAGCAAGATCTTCAAAGAAAAATTTAGTAAAGGTATAAACTAACCCTTCATTATCTCTTAGTATAGATTTTATTGTTTGGAAACTAGGATCGTTGTCAGCCCTTCTTACCTCTTCAGGTGTTAATCCTACATTTTCTCCTTCTTTTGGGCTCATTTTTTCCTTTTTATCTCTTAGTGCTCTATTTCTAAGAAATGTCTTAGCCTGATTGATGTTTTCATCTAATCTCTGTCCCTTATAAGACTGTTTGAAATCTAAAAAATTCTTAATCATAATATTATCTAAGTCTTTTTCTTTTTTTATTTTCTAAAATTAGTTCTATTTCTCTTAAATAAAGTCCTTGAGATTCTTTAAGATATGGAGAAAGTTGTTTTACGGTTGAAAAATCACCCCTATCTAAAGCATCATCAATAAGTTCTTGGATTTCTCTCTTAGACATCTTTGAGTAATCTACTTCTTCAACATCACCAAGTTCTTCAACATCTTCAATTTCTTCTGGTTCATCTTGAATACCTTTAGTTCTTTGATATTCTTCCCAAGCTACCATTTGTTTATTATATTCTTCTAAATCTTTTTGATATTGTTCCATCTCGGCGTTATATCTTTCCATCTCTTCGATTGATTCAATGATTTCGTCTATCATACTATCAATTTTTCTTCTTGCAAATGGTTTATTAGAAAGAATACCCCTGAATAATTCCAAAAATTCATCAGTTGGCATTGTTTCTTTATCAATTAACTTTTTAAACAATTCTTCTTTAATATTAGGATATTCCTGGATTTTAGTATTTTTATTTACAAAAGCTCTAAAATCTCTAGCAATTTCAGGTCCATATTTCCAATCTTCTGGTTCATCTTTTGAACCTGTTTCTGAAATTGCTACTTTAGCAGCTCTTGGATCTGATGGAATACCACCTAAGCTTAAAAGTTCGAATAAACCTTTAACTGATTCATGTAGTAACATCGGAAAATCTATACCTCTTGCTCTTAAAATAGGAGTGTAATTAAATTGTTCCTCAGCTACAAAATCTGAATATCCCTCCTCATCATAAAATTCTTCTTCGTCACCACCAGTCCATTCCTCTTCATCACCACCAGTCCATTCTGTGTATTCTTCTTCCTCTTCTTCTATTTCTTCTCTTTCTTTCTCAGTTTTCTTCCATCCATATCCACAAGCCCCTGCTAATCCTTCTGGCTGTTCCTCCATCATTTGAGATCTTGAAGTTGTAGGAATCAACCAATCTAATTTATCAGCTGTTTTACTCATTTCATCCCAAATATTAAAGATTTCTTCAGCTTTTTGAGTGCCATAAATTTCATTTAAGCCGTCTTTTACTTCTTGGCTATGTAAAATGTGTTTTGTATTTTTAGCCTCACCTTGAATAATCAAGTTAGCTATTTTTCTTTTATGAACTTCATTTCTTATATCTTCTTCTGTAACTTCAATAAATTGAGCTTCTGCTTCTGGATTTTCTTCTTCTTCGGATTCATCCATGAATTTTTTTATTTGACCTCCACTTTTAAATAACTTTATGTCTAAGTCAATAGAATATCTATCAAGGATCCAACCGAAATTTACTTCCATTACCTTTTTTGCTAAATCTTCCAATGCCTTCTCATTACCTTTAACATACTCATTCGACTTAGTCAAAAGTGACATTAATTTTGTTCCTAAACTACCTGTCGATTGAGCACCAGTAATTCCCATTCTTTCTTTAGCTCTCTTTTCCACATCACTTAGATAGGGAGACTCATTATCTCTTTCTTCACCTTCACCAGGTATAGCTGGGTTTCCTTTTATTGTTATTTCTTCTAAAAACTTTTCAAAATCTTTGATTTTCATGATTATTTAATATATTTTTTTACGGATTCACCCATTTCATTTGTTTCTTCAATAAATCTGTTTACAACATCCATTTCAGTCACAGCTTTTCTTTGTGGTGTTTCTACAGGTTGTGTAATTGTTGGTTGATGAGGTTTAACTGGAGGTTGAGGTTTTGTGGGAACCTTTGGTTTTACTTTTTCCTTTTCTTTTGGACTTGTAGCAACTGCGGCAGCTTCCTTGAGAAAAGATTTGAATTTTCTAATATGTTTCATATAAAGAATAAATTTTAAGTATATATTAAAAAAATAAATCCGGAATTAGACAATTTAAGACTTAATATTTAGAAAAATTAATATATAGAAAAAAAAGTAATTATATGAAAAAATTCACAGACTTAAAACCAATAAAGAAAGTAAACGAAGATTTGAAATATTTCAAACCAAAAGTTTCTGAATATAAACAGATTTTAGAGGCAGAAAAACCTAAAACAGGGCCTGTTGGATTCTTCTCAAAAATATTCGAAAGTAAAGAATTAGCTCACGTTTATCATTTACAGGTAAAGGGCGATATGGGCTCACTTGCTAAACACCAAGCTCTCCAAGACTATTATGAAGGTATTTTAGAACCACTTGATGACTTAATTGAACTATATCAAGGTCAGTTTGGTAAAATCCTACAGGGTTATGATATTATTGATACGACAAAGAATGCTAAAACAGACACAATTGAATATTTCACAGATTTAGGCGATTTTATAAAAAAGGAAAGATATAAATGTTTTGACAAAGAAGATACACACTATTTTAATATAATAGATGATATACTCGTTATGATTTATAAGCTACTTTATAAACTCAAATTTACAAAATAAATTTGAACTTAATTCAAAAGAGTTTCTATCTGAATATTTCTAAGATAAGAAACTCTTTCTTTTTTATATAAATCTATCGCACTTATCCAATAAGGATTTACAGAAGGATAAGCACTATTGACTGTTAGTGAATCAAATTTGAAAGTAATTTTGTTAGATTCGATTGTAAAATCTTCACCATATAATTCTATCTGACTAATAAATTTATCAGTTTTATCATATGATTGTAATATTAAAGAAAAATCTTTTTCACCTATTAGTTTAAGATTTTCATGAAAAAAAATATCTTCTATTTCTACTACTAATAAATCCTCTTCTTTGGAAGTTGCCTGAAATCTACCCAAATTCACATCAATAATTGACTCATTATCTAAAACTAATAAGTAAGGTTCACAAAATAAATAAATCTGATAAATAGATTCACTTCTCATTACTAATAAATAAATTTTTCACCAGAATCATTATAATCTTTCAATTGATTATTTACCTGGTCTAGTAATCCCAACATATCAGAAATTTTAGTTTCGATTGTTTTTAAATTAAGGTGAGCATCATCTATTTGGTTATTAGAAGATTTAGAATTTGATAAAAAGTTAGAAAGTGTTTCAACAATGGATGAAACACTTTTTTTACCAGAATCCATATCCTCACTTATTCGAGTAATTTTATTCATCATTTCTTCAAGTGTTTCATTTGAAAGCTGTAGTTGTTCTGTCGCTTCGGTAAACTTTCTTATCATTTTGAGATTTATTTTTTTAATATATATTAAATATGAAACGTAACAAATTAATTCTTGAATTTACTGAATTTAATGCCCAAAGGTTGAATCCTGATTCTACACAAATGGCAGTCCATGTGGATAACCCAAGTTTATCGATAAATGCTTTCGATAAACACGAAGATGGATTAAGGGCAGGTATGTCCAAAATAAACAATATTTTAAATTCATTGTCGAACACGGCTAGTTTTCGTTCCTTAAAGTCCAAATTTGCCTTAGAAGAACAAAATTTAACTTCACTAAAAGTCCTTAGGATAGTAAGTAGAGACAGTGTGAGATGGGATGCTTATGTTAGCTTTGTAATCGATGTGGAAGAGTATTATGGTGAGATTACAGATATACTTTCTGAATTACCGAGTTTTAAATCTGAAGTTTTTAAAGATTCGGATTTAGTTCAAACAAAAGAATGGATTATAAAAACTAAAGGAATGATTATAAAATTAGTAAAACTTTGGTTGTACCCAGAAAAAGGTAAATATAAATTAATTAATCCACAACTAATTTGTTATTCAAGAGTAACTGGAAAAATGTCTGTCATTACTTCAGGTGCTGAAATTGAAGTCATTAAGGCATTTGATAACAAAATTGTAATATCCTATAAAGATGAATATTACAATTTGATTGGTGATAATTTTGTTTATTTCAATTATTGGTTTGAAAAGATATAGTAAAATTTTAAGAACTAGAACCCGGAACCACCGTGGGGTTGGCGGGTACGACTGGTGTTGGTGTTGATGTCCCAGCTTTATATGTAATCGTTCCTCTAAATTTATTTCCACTAATAATATTCGATCCTACTAAAAATGGGTACCCAACATATAGTGATCCATTATACAGAACGTTGGTTGTTCTAATTCTAACCCAAAAATCATTAGTGGAAGATATATCCGTAGCGCTACCGCCAGTTGTGTCAATCTGAAAAACTTCTGTTACCGTTGGATAAAAATTGCCTAATGTAGAGTTCCCTCCAAATCCAGAAGATATACTCGTTGTAGCAGGTTTAAATCTTTCTCCGCTTAATTTGAACATAATTCCTAAAAAATTTGTACCAGAGTATGATATAGTACTAGTAGTCTCAATCTCAAAACTTAAATTTACAATAGCTCCAACTCTGTATGCCGAAATACTATACGTAAAATTGCTCAAGGAAGTAGTGTTTGAGAAGGTTCCCGAATTCGTAGAATAATAAACGGTGGAATTAGGAGTGAGTAAAGTAGATGACTCATAATTAGTAATTTGACCCTCACCGTAAACTGTCAAATCATTATCACCAAATACGGATAAATCACCTACAACATTTGTTTTACCTAAGGTATTTTCATTACCGGTGCTATAAAAACTGGTGGTTCCACCTACTCTAATTCCAAAACTATTTATTGGATTCGTAGTGATATCTCGAAATGTGTATAAATACGTATTAGTTAAGTCATTTAAATCATATCTTCGTGCGGTAACTCTATTTGTTGAGCTCACAGTACCAGCTGTTACAATTAAACCAGTGATTGTGTTATTACTGTTTATAGTACCATTTACATCTAATGTGGCTGAAGGATTGGTTGTCTTAATACCAACTCTACCGGATTGAGTAGCAGTTGTAAAAATAGTAGTAACAAAATTATTATCACTGGTTCCAGCAAACCTATTTTGAATCTGTAATTCATCTTTAGTTTGTATTATCTTAGAAGATCCGTGGGATTGTGAAAAAGAATTCTCAACGCCTGTGTAGTACCAATTATATCCAATCACCGATGACCCACCTCTATGTATTACTAAGGGTTGAGCCAAACTTAATGAATTTGACGCTGTCCCTATTTGAAAGTATTCTTTTGGATCGATAGTTCCAATGCCAATTTTTCCATCTGAACTAATTCTCAGACTTTCTTTCAAGCTCGCACCAAACCCCGTTGAAAAGGCTAAAGCGCCCGGTCTTGTATCTGGTCTAACTGGATTAAATGATATAAAAGCACTATCAACTATACTCGACCCATTAAAATATTTGAATTGTTGTCTGAACTCAGTACCTCGAAAACCAAGTGTTGGTTCGATTGTATGTCTTACAAAGTTATTATACAAATATGACTTAGTTAAAATATCAGCATCTGTTTTCCAAACTAAATCATAAGATTGGCTACCAACAATATTTGACGTGGTTCCAAAATCTACAAAAGTATCTCCAATTAAACTACCGCTACCACCATAGATACCCCCTCTTTCTTCAACAATCCAAGTACTGCCATTCCAAGTATATGTTAATTGATTATCTGTTTGGTAAACTTTTAAACCCTCATATTTATATACTATGTTATTTCTACTAGTGGAATTTGTAGCAACTAGTCTGGAATCTATAGGAACTGATTGGTTTACATCAAAATTTGTTATTATACTTATGCCAGGCATTTTAATTATTTATTTTTTATCCAAAATTAAATTGATAGTTTTCACTATATAGTGGAGTTGAACCTATTTGTGTTGGTATTGGTGAAGAAGAACCTGTTGGTGCACCCACAAATATATAAAATTTATAGTCTCTGTTTGTCCATCTACCTGGATGAGGAGAAGTCACATTTGTTACTATGAATTTCATGAATGAAGGTGTTACATCATATAAGTTTTGATCTAATATTGTTACTAAATCTGGAAATTCAGCTGGATATCCAAAGTATAAGTAAGCATTGTTCGACGAACTCGCAAAAAGTCCTAAAGTAGAAAGATTTACTGTTTTATTATATGATGATGTGGCTACCAAAACTGGTTCAGTTAATAGTGGTGTGAGATAACCCGAAACAGGGTTAGATGATGTTCCTAAAATTCCATTAATTGTATTCAAACCAATATTTTGCGTAGCTGATATAGTAGCCGTTCCATAATACCAAGGTGTCACGGCGAGTAAACTTGCAGTTGCAACCAAACTCGTTGGATAACTATCAGCCAAATTAACTGCATAATCATATCCTATATAACTTTGAGTTGTAGCAAAATATACACCCGAACTAAATGGTGCGTCAAAGGAATAAATGTTTATACCATTCGGAATAGAAGGTCCAGGGACTAAGAAGCCAGGTATAAAAGGTGTTGGTACATAAGGATTTATAGTTCCAGAGTCAACTCTAGTAAAAAAGTTTGGTCCTGTTATAATACTATAGGTTGCATTTTTATAAACCGAAATTGAGAACTTCAGATTTGTAGAAGCTTCTAAATCATTTCCAATTTCCCATAATGTATTAGACAATTGTATTGTCAATTCTGGTGCAATATAAGGATAAAGTATTTGACGAATCATTTCTGTTACGGGCACATTACTGAAAGTAGAACCAGCAGGAATTCCCCCAATTGCAACCGGAGTAGGTACAGTTGAACTAAAATTTATAGGTAACCCATTCAAAATCACAGGATTACCGCTAATAGTCACGGATCCAGTTGAACTCAAACTTGTTATAGACGCTGTTACCGGAGCTTCCCAGACAGCATAGGGTTGAGAACCAATATATTTATATTTCAATATATAGTCTTGTTGTGGTAAACCAACTGTGTTTTGAGCAAAAGTCGGCCAATTCATTCCATTCAAAACTACATTTCCATTTTCACTATAAATACTGATATTTCCACCATAAGCAGTAAGACCGTTAGTGTAATAGGATGAATTTCTGATTTCAAAATCAATTGTATTTGCAAATGGTGAATTATTAACAATAAAAGACCTGAGATAAGGTGTGGTTAACTGACCTGACTGGAAGTTTGACCCTGTTCCTGCTAAAAAGGCGACTTTGGTATTCTGTAAACCAGTAGATTGAGTTTTTGTATTATAAAAAAATACATCAACATCAGTAAAATTTAAAAGATTATTTGTTAATACGGGTGCGCCACCTATTTCTTTTTTTCCAATAAGAATTTTCTTTTGTATAAAGTTTTGATCTAAACCTATGTATTCTGTTCCCCCAGAATTTTGAGTAGGCTTAAACATAATATTTTCCCAAAGAGTATAAATAGCATTTCTAACATCTATTGGGGCAATCAACTTTGATGTATTATCTCTTAAACCGAAAAATACATCATTTAAATCCTGTAATTTAGTTGCGTTTGTAGGTGGAGTACCAATGCTATATGTCGACATTAAATATTTTAATAGTTTTTATTATATATTAAAATATGAAGTTCTGAATTAACCTAATTAAATAGAAATTCAATTTGCATCAATTCTTTTACCTTTATTGTTTCTAAATTCAGATCATCAAAATCGATCTTTTCATAACCAACTTCATTTTCAATATTCATTAATTCAAACATAGCTCTATTGAAAGATTCAGAATCTTTTACCTTTACTGCACCAGGTATTATATCTCCGGTATCGTCAGTAGCTAGAACTGGATCTCCATTCTCATCTCGTTCTAAGTTTTTATCTAAAATCTTCTTCTCTAACTTTAATTTATCATCAACAAGTGAAGAAATCTCTTTCATAATTTTCATTAATCTAAAAGCTAATTTAGCGTTAATATCCATATCCATTAACTTATTTAGTACTGTCAATGTTTCGGTATTTAATTGTGAGTTTTTAATTACTATCATAATTTTTAAATTTTATTTATTTTGAAATATCTTTTCTAATCTACTTTGACTTAATTCAAAATATTTTTCATCCTTTTCTATACAGATCCAATCTCTACCGTTTTTCTGAGCAGCAACAGCAGTTGTGGAGGTACCAGAGAAAACATCCAATACCAAATCACCAATATTTGAATGTTTTAAGATTAAAGATTCAATTAGTGCTAGTGGCTTTTGTGTAGGGTGACTCAATCTTTCTTTTCCGTGACATATTGGAAATTTATAAACACCATTATCATATTCTGAATTGAATGTAGGTTTTCCACCCTTTACAAAAGTGAAAAAATATTCAGTGCAGTTAGATAAATAGTTTATTTTAGAGTTAATTGGAACTGGATTAGTTTTAATCCAACTACAAATTCTTGGTTGTTTGAAATTATATTTTATAGAAAATTCTTTAAGCTCAGTTGATTTCCAAATATCATAAAATATGATAAGTGTACCACCTTTCTTTAAGACTCTCCAGAAATTTGAGAATAAAAAATCCCAATTCAGTTCCTCTTTATCCCATTCACCGAAATCTATCGATATATTATATTTTGTCCTCATTTCATCTGGTGTAGAATCTGAGAATTTTTTGAAATTAGAGTCTCTTGAAATTAGATAAGGTGGGTCGATTATGATTAAATCTATCGATTCTTTTTGAATTTGGGGTAAAATATGGCAACAATCTGCCAAAATAATCTGATTCACCATATCATATATATGGTGAATCAGATTCTACCTACCTTTCTTTCCAAATAGTTTGTAAATCAATTTTAGTTTTAATTTCTAAAATATCATTGTCAACTTTTAGACTATAACCTACGATTTTTGTAAATTTATTAACGATCCCCTTGATTACAAGTCTCTCAGATTCTTCTATGTCATAATTAAATATCTGGAAAAGGTTTTCAAGTTCTTCCTGACTCAAATAGCCCTTATTTCCTACAAAAAAAATAAAATCATAAAATTGATTGTTTAAATCATTACCCTCTCTTATTTTATGTGCTAAAAATAGAGTTAGACAATTCTCAACACCAATTGAAGGGAGCGAAAACCTATAGTTATCTACTAGTATTTCAAGTGTTTCTTCATCAATTGTATATTTCGAGAAGTCAAAATAATTGAAATTTTGGCTAGAGAAAATTATAGACTCATCCCTACCAGTTTTTTCATTAAAATAGGGCACTGAAATACTCTTATTAGTAGTAAACTTAACGATTTCTAAAAAGATAAAGACTAAATCTACACTCTTCAAATCCTCGAAAGAATAGGGCTTTGAAATTATCGTGTTATATCTAACTATTTTTTTTAAAGATTCAACTATTAGAAATAGATTTTCTTTATCATAATTATGCTCATAGTCAATAATATGCTCCAAATCTGCTTTTTTAATCCTTAACTCGAAATCATTTGGGTAGAACTTACCTTGAGAGGGCAATTTACACAAATCAATTTTCTTTGATGTATTAACTAATCCCCTGAACAAATTAAGTATACTTTCAATCACTAACATTTACTTTTTTTATTATTATATATTTAAAATGAATTTTGTCTAAAAAAATTAGAAAGTATTCTCTTGGAATCCTTTCTAATTTAAATCTGAATAGAGTTAATCCTATTAAGTAGAGCCTTTTTATCAGTCTTTAAAAACTTCATCACATCAAATACTTTATCAGAAAATCCAGCCAAACAATAAATTTGGTTTTCCGGAAATTGTAAAGTAGACATCCCTGCCAAATCCCAAGAAAAAACATGCGGGTTAACATTGTATTTCTTTTTATAAGCATTGTATTCTTTTGTGGGTGTTGTATACCCAATCCATGATTGGAAATCAGACAATAGTATTATGTTATCATAAGATTTATTTGCTTTTTCAAAAACAGATTTAACATTAGTGCCACCACCACTAAATCTGAATTTATTTCTTAGTGAAATAACTGTATCAGATGGGTCATAGTTGATATACTGAGCGTTAGTGGCAAATGTCATTACATCACACTCATTTGCCTTAATCAACATCGCACCGAATAAAGAAGCAATTTCAGATGGTGTACCAGACATTGAGCCAGATACATCTATTACAACCAAAGTTTCTCCATCAAGTTTGGGTACATTCATAACTGATATATTCAATGCTTCATTGATAGCCTTTAAAACATCTCTTACTTCCTTATTGGAATCAAGTTTGGATATTTCATCGTAAGCCTTAGAGAATCTAAATGGTAGAACTTTAGACTTTGCAATCAAGTTTTCATCAACCAACATTTCACAAGCCTTAGTTACACTTTTGGGTGACTGTGTAATAATATTACGAAGATTTCTTAATAATCCAAAATAACCAATCCTTCTAGTGCTAAGAAGTTCATCCCAAGCATCAGCTTTTAAATCTTTCAATTCTTCTTCATCATTAGCCTTTTGTCCAGCAGATGTAAGCATACTCTCCCAAGTCCCAGTGCTTTTTAAATCGCCGTTTATTAATTGAGATAGAGCCTCGCCATTCTTTTTTGTAGGAGTAGGGTGAACCAAGTTGACAATATCAACTAGTTTAACATCTTTATTTTCACTACGATACTTTCCGAGCTGGTAAGCATCGAATTTATCAAATGCTTTTGCAAATCCTTTTTTCAAAGAATTTGGGAATTTTGGACTTTTAATATCAGTTTTATTTTGTAAGTAATATGAAAGGATTTCTGACATATCATCTACACGGCTAACTACTTTTGAGTAGAAGTTTTTAGACCATTCTTTCCCAGAAATCTCTGAAGCCAATTCACCCGCTAAAGCATGTGTAATACTTCTCATACCGAATTCATCTCTTGCAAAAATAGCAGACTTTGCCAAAAATTCTTTGTCTTTGATTTTTTTGATATATCCTTTCATATCTGATAGGGATTCATTAGCCTTTCTATAAAACTGGTCTTTAACAAATGAAGTCAATAATAATGAAACAAAAGCCATTTCATCTGACTGCTTGTAAGCTTGTCCACCGGCTCTATTTTCTACTTTTTCTACAATTTTTTTTGTATTAAACTTTGACATATATTTGATTTTAATTTTGAATAAAAAAGAAACCAGACTTAAAAATTAATTTAAGTCTGGTCGAAAGATTTAATTTGAAGGCAGGAAAGTTTAGCGTGAGCTGTCATTTTATAACCCGAAACGTTTTTTTTTCACCAAGTTGAAAATTTCAAGTCAAAACCGATGTATTTTAAAGATACTCATCTTATCTCAGTTTCATTTTAGTCTTAACTGTTAACTACTACATTTCAATTCCTTAGTTAGAATAGTTGTAAGGTGACTAACCAGTCTTTTTAAACTTCAATGACTTTGTCGCCAACTTCATCAAAGAACTGTGGGGCTTGACTAGCCTTTCTGTTTTTGTAGTTAATAGAATTATGATTGTGTCGAAGTATCTCATTCTATCACCATGCCTTCACGCATTTATATCGACCAGAGTAAATTACATTTGAGTGTTTGTTGAATTTTCATAATTTCGATGTAACTCAGATGTTGACTACTGGAGTGTGTATGTTTTACAAGGATTTTTTCAAAAGTTGTTTTTAAAAACCAATTTTTTTAAAAATTTTTCAACATAACAGAAATATATATTGAAGTAAAAAATCTAAAAAAATTCAATTATGGATTTTTTATAGATAAAGAACTCATATTAAATTATTAATATGAGTTCTTAAAAAAATATTAATTTATCAAGAGCCACAAGATTCGCAACCATCAGGTCCTGAATCTAAGCTACACTGGATTTCTGCCATTTTTTGTTCTTCAGTTTTAGTTTCTTGAACTGTAAACTTAACAGCATCTGCAGCCGATTTAGTTCTTAAATAATACATACCAGTTTTTAGATTGTATCTTCTATCTCTATAAAATTTAGGATTACCTTCTTTATCACAAACAACTTGGTAGTTTTCATCATTTTCCGGAATAATTAATTTTCCAGCTGAATCAGTCAGGAAAGTACGTTTACCCCAACCATAGAAGTGCATAGACGTTAATTTACCAAAATTAACATTATCCATAAATATGTTCATTGATTGAGTTTGATCGATAAAGGCACCTCTATCTGCAGCCAATTCAATAACGTCCTTTTGTTTAACTTCCCATACAGTCTTGAAAATCTCTTTCAAATGAGTTGGAATTTCCGGTATATTTTGAACTGAACCATTCTGTTGAATAATTTTATTCTTAACTGATTCATTCCAAATACCAAGTTTAACTAATTCTTTTACCAAATACTTATTTACAATAATAAACTCACCAGAAATTACTCTTCTTAAATATAAATTTGATGTCTGTGCTTCACAAGATGCTTCATTACCGAGTATTGATGCTGTATTATGTGAGACACATCCATTTTCTAAAAGATATTCATGTGCTTCATTAACTTCGATATCCCAAGTTGGTTTTAGACCAGATTTACTTATTTTTTTTACTTTCATATTTGTTTATATTTATTTTTTTATATTTAAAATTTTATATTTAGTCATTCCAACTCCATATATTTTATAAAACCCCATTTCTTTCATTATTTCAGATTCGGATTTATTATTTTTTTCGGGATATAAGACTGATAATTTTTTCTTTGAATAGTTAAACCTATGTTTTCTATTTTTACTAACTACCCACCAATAATTTGGTTTTGTTTTATGACAAAATTCAAATCCTATCTTCTCATAGGTACCACCCTTGAATATTGAGTTGTCAACATATGTTATTATCTCATTATAATCTTTGTTTTTAAGGAAAAAATTTAATAGTCTACTAGCCGATCCAACAACAATACTATTGAGTTTATTACAGAACCTTACTAACTCCATATCTTTTCTCTTTTTAGAAAAACACATAAGTGAAACTAGCTCATCATTATATATTAATCCTATTTTATATTTAGAATTTGTATAACCTTGTATGTGATTTTTTGTTAAGAAGTTCCTAACTATTTTATTATCTTCTATAAATTTTACCTGACATTTTCTTGCAAAAATTTTATTTTCAACTAAATTCAATTTTGTTAAAATGATAGATTTTACAATTTCTCTTTTTGTTTCCCAGTCATCTTCCCATATATAAATCAAATCTATATCCATTTTTTTCAACTCAATCATTTTATTTAAATGATAATTTCTATCTTTGAATTTATCACTATGCCAAAATAGTCCATTACATTCAATTGCTAATTTTAAATCCGGTAAATAAATATCAATTTCTCTTTTATTTTTATATTTAAAATTAGTAATACGCTCACCATCATAATTATCACAAATAAAATTATATATTTGTCTTTCGAAATTAGATGATGAATTATTATATGGATCATTACATAAAGTACAAATCTCCTGATCATTATTATATCTATAGTAGAGTAAATTTGTATCAATTTCAAATGTATCTTTGCATTTAGAGCAATTACAATAGTTTAGGTATCCTTCTTTTTTGATAAATTCTAAATCTGCATATTTATTAATTATATTAGAAAGTATACTATCTTTAAATTTGGACACAAAATCTTTTTTTTGAGAAGGATAATCAACTCCATACCTATTCTGGTTTGTTTTAACTATTTTTTCCTTAATTATATTATTTTTTGCAACATTGTCGAATCCCCAATTAGAAATGTTTGTTTTCCTTCTCTTATCAATAGAATCTTTAGTTTTACTTCCTTTTATGGCTAATTCATTAACACCGTCCATTTTTAATGAATTATCCACTCCATATTTTTGTAACATTGTTTTCCTATATTTAGAATAAACATTTATATTTTGTGACGGATATTTAACTCCAAGTTTGGATAAATTTGTTTGTTCGCTTTTACTTAAAGCGCATTTAGATGAACACGCATAATAATTATACTTACTTATATTAGAAATATATGACTTGTATTGTATACTTTTTTCACATCCACAAACATCACATTTACACATAACAAGGACATGGCTATTTTTTGATAAATCTGATATATCTATTTCTATTTCATCACCTACTTTTATATTATAGTAATTTGATAATTTCTTATAATTATTAGGATTTACTCTAATAATAACCTTGTCTTGCATTAACATAATAAATATTTTTTTTATTTAATGTTGAACTATATCATCATTTTCTTCTAATTCATCAGCTCTTACCCAAATTTCTTCATTATTTCTATTTACTAAAAATTGGTGATTTTCTGAGCAAGTGAATATAGTACCATCTTCCATTTCAATATCCAATGTTTCAACCAAACCATTATAGAAAATTTTTTCTGATTTCTTAATGCCAAATCTAGTCTTAACATATAATGGTTCTTTAAATACTATCCAACCTTGTTCACTTGTTTTTTCAATTTCTCTCCAATCTATTAACATTTCGTCCATAATTTGTTGATATGATTTATTACCTTCTAATGTCTGAATAATAGTTGATGATACTTGACAACTTGCTGTTGGCATAATACAAGTTGTAAGTGAATTTCTAACACCAAATTTTAGGATATCTTCTCTCAATTTCTTCCAATCCCATCTATCTGTTGGTGTTGCTCCCCACAAATCAAATTGAAACTTACCCTCAGAAAGTGGAGAACCATTAAATGTAGCATAAGGTCCTTGAGTTTTAGATAAATCACAAGATGCTCTAAGAGCCCCATAGTAGATTGTTTCAAAAATTTGCTTATTAACTAATTTAGCTTCAGTAGAATCATAAGGAATACCCATCAAGAAAAATACATCAGCAAGTCCTTGAACACCTAATCCAATAGGTCTATGACAGAAGTTAGAGAATTTAGCACCAGGTGAAGGATAAAAATTCGAATCTATAACATTGTTAAGATTTACTGTTGCAGAATAAGCCACTTCATACAACTTATTATAGTTATAAGTTTTATTTTTATTAACAAATTTAGTAAGTGAAATAGATGCTAAGTTACAAACTGCTGTTTCATTCACCGATTCTTCTCCCCAAAACTCCGAAAGGTTAAGTGAATCTAATAATTCTTTATTTTGTAGAATTTCTGATTGAGATTTGGTGATTCCCGAACATTCCACGATCTCCGAACAGAGATTGGAACTTCTTACAAGACCTATATTAGATTGATTAGATTTCTCATTAATGGCATCTTTATAAAGAATATAAGGTGTACCAGTTTCAACTTGCGATTCAAGTATTTTATTCCATAATTCACGAGCTTTAATGGTCTTTTTACCATATCCTTTAGTTTCATAACTTAAATACAGATTTCTAAATTCCTCGCCATAAGAATCATTCAAACCTGGACATTCGTGTGGACACATAAGAGTCCATTCTTCGTCTAAATCAACTCTCTCCATAAATACATCGTTTGTCCAAAGTGCTAAGAATAAGTCTCTTGCTCGCAATTCTTCTTTACCTTGATTTTTTCTCAAATCAAGAAATTCCATAATATCTGCGTGCCAAGGTTCCATATAGATGGCTATACTTCCTTTACGTTTCATTTTGTTATCGTTAGGCTCTTTATCCTAACATCTTGTGATTTCTCACAAGTTCAGACTATATCTTCATCTTTCGATGTCTGGTATTCGTGTCAGTTTGGGGTGTTCTACCTTACTACTGTTAGTCGTTGAACCTTTTTCTTATTCCTAAGAAACTCGGCTGCTGATTATCCAATTCTTTCAATTTTTTGACATTCAAGTTTGATATTACTATCTACTTTGTAGTTTGAAAGACTCTAAGGAACTCCCAGCAATTAGCCAGATTTTTTAATGTGGAAGCAGACTATTTACCACCACCGTTATGAACCATTCCCAAACCTTCAACAATATAATTGTGTTGGTTTTCAACTTCTAGGTCATAAACTTCAATATCTTGTTGATTTTCAATTTCAATATCACTAACTGTATTGAAATTCAAATTTTCAATTAGTAGATTCAAATCTACCGGGTCTTCTATGTATCCTGTCGGATTGTCTGTAATCATATTTTTAATTTTTTTTTGTTTTTATTTAGAATTAATATTTCAAAATTTTATCTCCTTTCAAAAGTTCTTTTGCTGCAATCCATTCTATCTGATAGACACCATTTTTAATACCTTTTATAATATTTTCTCTTGAAATATCACTCGATAAATTTCTAATAACTAATATTTGATGTTCGCCAGTAACTTTATTGATACCGGATTCCGTTTTGATTACAATTATATCTTCTGATTTTTTATTGAAAGTTTTCTTTTTTGTAACTTTATTAAATGTTCCATCAGAAGTCAGAACTTCGTCACCTTCGTTGATGACATCAATATTGATTGTACCATTTTTAGTGATTACTTTACTATCTTTTGTAAAACATTGATCTACCGCTCTTGCAGTTTCATTGTAGATTTTAAGAAAAGGAATAATACCATTTGATGAACCATTTGTACCGGCAATATAGGTATTTTTTGCTCTAACTTTATTGAAAGAAATACCAATTCCACCTGCGTTTTTAGAGATTTGTGCGGCTTCTTTCAAAGTATTAAAAATGCCCTCTATAGAATCCGATTCTACATCAAGGAGAAAACAACTTGATAATTGTGGTCTATTAGTACCAGAATTAAATAGAGTTGGAGTAGCATGTGTATAATAGCTTTCAGAAAGAAGGTTATAAGTTTCTAAAGCTTTTTCAATATTTTCTCCCCAAATTTGTAGAGCAGTACGCATATACATATATTGAGGTCTTTCTGCAACCTGCCCATTTAATTTTAGTAAGTAACTCCTCTCTAACACTTTGTATCCAAAATAATCAAAATTGTGGTCTCTTGAATGTACGATTGCTGAATTCAACTGGTCAGCATGTTTTTTAACTAAGTCAAAAAACTTGAGTGAAACAACTGGTGAATGTTTTCTTGTATTTGGATCCACATAGTTATACAAGTCTGTAACTGTTTCACTAAAACTTTTATTAGTTTCTTTGTGCAGAGCCGTAATAGCTAATCTAGCAGCTAAGGTTGCGTAATCGGGATGTTTGGTTGTTAAAGCGGCGGCTGTTTCCATGGCTAACTGATCCAATATCCTTGTTTGTATATCTGGCGTAATTCCCTCAATTACTTTCTGAGCTACTTCAAATGGTTGTACCCATTTTAAATCTAGTCCATAAGTTTGTTGGTTGATTCTCTCTAATACTTTATCCAACATCACTGGCTCCTTTTTTCCATTTCTTTTTGTTACTTTTATGTTTATCATCTCTTGAAATTATTTTTGTATGAATATATATCGTCTTAAAATACTAAGATGTTTTTAAAACTCTATTTTTTGTTAAAATTATAGTATTGACTTTTTTTTATTTTATAAAAAATCTATATTGTTTAATTTATTTAAATTATATTTAAACTTGGTATTATTTAAAATTTTAGTAATGTACTTAATATCAACCTCATATATTTTTTCATAAGAATTTACTTTAAAAATAGAATTTTGATAATCAGCCTCAATCACCACCCCAGTTATATGAACTAATTCTGTTTTTATTCCAGCAGGATCTTCTTCTAAAAATTCTATTTCTGTACCTTCATAAATATTTCTATTTCTAATTTCAGTAGAATAGTTTTGTTTACCAACGTGATCCTGTAATTCTGAGATAATCATATTTCTCCATTTATTATCCAATAATTTGAACATATTAAATAAATTGTCAGAAAAATAAACGGCTAACTCATTAAATAACTCTACATTTGTAAAGCTTTCACCATATAAATGTGTTTTAAGTAAATAATAGTAATGGTTGAAATCTGATTTAGAAGGTTTTCTGCGATTATTTAAGAAATTTATATCTGTGTGTTCGTCTAATACTTGGTATACTTTTTCTTTAATTCTTTTTTGTTTGATATAGTTTTCATTATCTACTGATTCATACCAATAGTGGGAAGACTTATCTACTTCAAAATTTTCATTTCTATTAGCAACTATATCAATATCATCTTCCGATAGAGGATCTTCTTTTTTCCCTTTGAAGATAGAATCATATTTAAGACTATGTTTACCCTGTAGTGTATGTTTAGAAAGTACAACTGGATTTTCTTCTGGTATAGGTTCTAAGTTCAAGTCGTCATCGTCAATTTCAATAATGTCATCACTAAAATCTTCATCTTCGACGAGAATATCTAAAATTTCTTCTTCTACATCGGGTTCTTCGTTAGATTCAACTTCGGTTAAATCTTCATTTAATTCTTCTTCTTCGAAGTCTTCAAGGTTTTTTTTCTTAATCATATTTAATTTTTTATTTTTATAAAGAATCTAAAAATATATCATTTTCAAGAGTTAGATAGACTGGATTAAGATTTATTTTTATTTGTGACCTGGTAAAATCGCCATCTCTTTGCTTCAATAGTTTGAATCTATAAAGATTTTGTCTTTTCATCTCTTCTGTTCTAATTATCGTGAAGAAAACATCGGCTGTTTCTGCGATTGCTTTACTTTCCGGTACTTGTTCAAGAGTGACATCTGCTGCGTTCCAAGCGTCCTTAGCCACTTGAATTGCAGTTATTACAGGTAGTTTATACTTTGCTGCTATCGCCCTTAGACCCTCAGCTAAAAACTTTCCTTTAGTATAAAGATTATCACCTTGTCCTTTAGGTGTTGCTATAAGAGTTATATAATCTACAATGACTAAATCAATTTTTAATCCTTTTTTTTCTTTCAATTTCTGAAGATAGTTATCGAAATCGTTTATAGTTGCTGTACCAGCCGCCCAGAACTTAGTAATTATTTTACCTATATTCTTATCAAATAAATCATTATTACTAATGTTTTTCAAACCCTGTATTCTTTTTTTGATAAATTCACTATCTTTGCTAATATTATCATAATCATTAATAGGAACTTTCAATCTCATAGCTCCAAGTCTCTTCATTACTTTTCTTTCGCTCATTTCTAATGTTATATAAAGCACATTATATCCCATATCAGCAGATTTGACTGCAAAGTTTTGCATCCAGAGTGATTTACCCGCGTTAGTACTCGCCATGATTATGCTTAAAGTAGAAATATCCCAACCACCACCTAACATATGGTCGATTGTATCAAACCCAGAACGTATTTTAAATCTTGATGAGTCTTGTACGTGCATTTCTGGATCATCAAAGTCTGAACCCAAGTCATCGTCGTCAGCAAAATTAACGTTTGACATTTGTTCAACTATAGTTCGAATTTTATTGGCTGAATCTAGAACCGAATCAAAGTCAGTTTTTGTTTCTAAGTTTCTTGTTTCGTCAACAATATCAACTGTGCCACTTTTTAGACGATTGGCTAAAACCCAAGCATTGAATTTAGGAATTATAAAGTTATTTTCATCATATTCGGCTAGGTTAACAGATAACATAGCTTTCAAAATTTCTTTTGTGATTAATCCATCTCTATCTTCTAATTGAACCATCTCTAAAATTTGTTTAGGAGATGGGACCTCAGCTTCTTTTTTTGTTAAAATATATTTTCTAATTATATTATAAACAAAAAGTATCTCCATATTCTTAAAAAAATGTGGTTCTACAATATCAAAGTAACGTTTGTTTTTAAGTACAAAAGAGAAAAATATCTTTTCTAAAGAAACTGTCATTAAATTTAATTTTAGATTTAATGATTATAGATAGGTAAACTAGTTAAGTTTAATATATAACCTTTCCAAAAAAATAAATCCGGAAAGAGATTCAGGATTTATAATTCAAATATCTTAAAATTAATTTTACTGTTCGTTAATTATTTCGTCTTTACTGATTTGTGATTCAATCCCTCTCAATTCTGTTGGTTCATTGCCTTTAATTATGTTTTTAGATCTTAAGAAGTCTCCAATCTTTTTTGATATCCATTCATAACCTCTTTTTGCCAGCATTGTTCCAACACCAACACCAAATACTAGGAGGTTTTTAGCTATATCCATCGGTAAAGTTTCTAAAGTTAAATTAGAGGCATTTATTATTCCGGAAATTGCATTCATAGTAGGTATAAGTAGAGATGTGTAAGCAAATAAATCTACAAAATTACTAATAATTAAGGATGCATGTTTAAAAATCATTTTCAAAAATCCACCTATTGAAACAAGACAACCAACTAATTTCTTAACTATCCCATTTCCGATTCCTCTTAATTTTAATTCTGCTAAAAGTGTATCAGTATCGTTTCGGGTTACTAATGATTTAGTTGTACCCTTACCAGAACATTTTTGACAAGTTTCTTCTCCTCCGTTGTTTTTTATTGAACCTTTGCCATTGCAGGTATCACAAACTATTGATAGCTCACCTGTTTTATTCTTTTTTTCTTCTAAGTAAGCAATAGCAACTGCTGTAATTGTTAATAAAACAACATTTTCAACTGTCAAGTCAACGTTTAAATTAGAATTTTTTAAGAGATGCATTACTATTGGATACATTGCATTAATTCCTGCACCAAATGTAAATATCAAACTATAATTGAATTTGATATCCTTCTGTAATTGATTGGCAATTTTGGTAATTGCTGATTCTTCCTTTGACTCTTTAAGTGATTGATTTATAAGTCTTTCAACAAATTCTTCAAGGAAGTCATGAGATTTTTTATAATCTGCGAATTTTACTACTTTTGTCATAATTAGTATATATTAAAATATAAAATTTGCATTTTTTAAACTTATTATCAATAGTTACTTTTTTGATAATTTTTTTTTAATATATAAAATAAAAATAAAATCAAAATATGAAATTTATTAAAACCTTTGAAAGTTACGAAGTTGATTCTACTTGTCCATCAAGAGAAGAAATGATTTCACATCTATGCGCATGTGGATACAATGAAGCTGAATGTGACGAAATGTCTATGGATGATCTCGAAATGCAATACAATGAATGTGGCGGTGGAATGGCTTATGAAGCAAAAAAACATAGAGCAAAAGCTAAGGCAAAAGCTAAAGCAAAAAAGAAAATGCCTGATTTTCCAGACGTAGACGGTGATGGTGACACAGATGAACCTATCAGTAAAGCAAATAGAGACAAAAAGGCTGCTCAAGCCGGAAAAGGTAAAGCCGAAGATAAAACTGGATCTCAAGCTCAAGGTAAACTAAGTGCTGCTCAGAAAAAACTTCCACCTGCTTTACAAAAAGCAATTGCAGCTAAGAGAAAATAATAACTAAATTCAAAAGTCATCATTAAAAATGATGACTTTTTTTATTGTCCTAACTTAACATCAACTCTTTTAATCGAACTTGAAAACCATTGGGGTATAAATTTTGAACTATATTTCAAAATATCACCAAATGAACCATCCAAAATTATAGTATCAGCAAAATCTGTCTTGCTTCTAATCGATCTACCATACATCTGTATCAAACCAGCCACAGTTCTATAAGCATACCAATCTGGATTATTCTTCTGTCTCAATTTATTCTTCTGAGATGCTAAACTCGGATAAGGAACCTTAGCAATTATCTGAAATCTCGACCTCTCATGGTCGAAACTAACACCAGTACCAACAGAAGGAGATACAAATACAGTTGGGTCTTTACCTTCCATATGCAACCTCAACATTTCTTCCTTATTAGAAGAAGTATGAAAAAGTAATCTAGTATCTTCAATATCTCTCCTAATCCAATCACTTAGTTCAAAAGAATTAGTATGTATTATACCCTTTTTACCTTCATATTTTTTCAATAACTTATGAATAAAAGGTTTGTAGTTGCCGAATGTTTCCTCTTTTCTTTGATATGACATTTTACCAAGTGGCATATAATAAATAATACGATTCTGAATCGGGAAAGGTGACTCAACAGAATAATAAACTGTATTTTCGGTATCTAATCCATTCAATTCAGAAAACAAATTCTTATCTAAAATTGTACCCGACATCAAAATTACAATATCATAGTTAGACCATACATACTTATCTAAGTAGTCATATGCCCAAATCGGCTCTAAAGATAATTCCTTTTGGTTTTTATCATTCCAATTTGTCTCTAAGACCCAATTATCAGGATTAGAATTATACTCTGATAGAAAAAGGTCAATCTTCATTTGATACTGTTTCAAGTCATTGATAATTTGCATCAATTTAACATCTTTATTGCCACCACCAACAATTTTAGAAATTTTTAGGTCTCTTTTGTCCGATTTTGCACTTCTATCACCTTGCATCGAACTATCTAAAGATGCAACAGTCACAGCTAATTCTACTTTCATAAACTCTAAAAACTTGACATACTCAGAAATAGAAGATACTGATTTTAAAGCTTTCAAAACTTTTGCCTCATTAGTGAATTTTAATTTCTTTACTACATTCTCAGTAATTTTTATTGAAATAAAGTCACTCATTACGGAATCTAGTTCATGACATTCATCTACTATTAACATAGTAGATTCTCTTCCCTCTACTATATTTTGATTATAAAGAGCATAAGTTAAGTAAAGATGAAAATTTGTTAAGCTAACTTTACCGGAAATGTATCCATTTCTAGCACCATCATAAGGACAA